ATATCCTCATATGATTCTAATTGCTCCACCAACATTTTATTGATAGCTGTTTGGATATTCAATTCATCAATGACACTAATTGCATCTTCCATTGGGAATAAGATTATTTCACTATCGAAACTTGTTTTTAATTCATCTTCTTCATCACAGATTGTTATGCAATCATTCTCATAATCTTTCTGGTATTTGTAACGTCTATCCATTTTTTAACTCCTTTAATGCTTTTTCAATAGCTTTTCTTTTTTTGTAATCTGTAGGTTCTCTTTGAGAACAATTGATTCCCATAGGTTTGAATTCAGGTTTGAACTCTGGTTTATAATATTCATATTTGCAATTTTTAGTCATCCATTCGGCTATTTTTAATGCTGCTTCTTTGCCTTTGGAATCTCCTCTGATTTCATCTAAATTAGGTTTCACTTCTTTGCCCATTAATTCTAGCATGTCTCTTGCCTTGTTAAGATAATATCCTCCGCATTGATTTGGGTCTGCTTGTATTTCATTCAACACATTCATAAAATCATCTAATACTTTTAGAGCATTCTTATTCTTTAATTTCAGTAATTGATTTTGTTTAGATAATTTATTTAATCTCTCCACAACCATTAATGGTGTTAAAATCATTTTGCCTTCTTTAATGCTGTGTAGTGTGAAGTTTCCCCAATTCCCATGTAATGAATAATTTTCATATTCATCAATTCTGTTTAACTCCCATAATGCAGTTCTTGTTACTCTTTCTAACTTATCGATTTTGAATTGTTGATAATTCATTATTTCAATCATTTCAAATACGTTCAATGCATCTTCTTTAGTATTATCCCATACGGGGTTTAATGTATTGAATTTGATGTTATTTTTGTCTAGTCTGTTGGTGTATCGTGGTTCTTGTTTTGGTGTGTATGTGCAGAATGGTTGCATGTAATATTCACATTCTCCACACTCATGATTGCAAACTTCGCTCATGTTTCCACCTCGAAATCTTCACAGAATTCATCTTCTAAATCGACATTGTGGTTATCTTTGGAACATACAAACCGTGCTTCATAAGATAAGTTATCACAATACTTGCAGCGTTTTTGAAATCCTATTTTCCTGAAATTGTCTTTGGTAGGGACTACTGCAAGGCTGCTTCCATAATCTTTCCAGTCCATATGTAATTGGCCAATATCATCAATGGATGTGATTTCACCAATGGTGCCTGAGGGTACAGGTGTTGGATCATCCATCATGATTAATTGAATGACAGTTCCTGGAGGATATTCTTTTTTTATTTTTTTCACTTCTTCTTTACTTGGCAATTTCATAATAAATCACCGGAGTATTCTCCAAGTTCTCTTAATTTCTTTTTCAATTCAAAGTTCTCTTTTTCGAATTTATGGATGTAATCGCTTGCTTCATCAGGATTTAAGCATAACTCTTTAAGTTCATTTTCAATATCTTTTATGTCTAACATCCCACTATGAAATACTAATTGTTGTAATTTTATTGTTAAGAAACGATTCTCCATTCTTAAATGTCTATTAACTGCTTTTAATTCAATTGAATGTTCAACATCTCTTCTTGTAATCGTTGCTTCACGATATAATTGATTTAACAGAAAAGGCACTTCATCTAATGGGTAATGTCTTTCTGTATAATTATCTCTGATTGTTTCACCAGCTCTCGTATACCTTTCAGTCATTCTGTGGCCTCCTCTGCGATTCTTTCATAAAAATCAACAATCAGATGTTCTTTACCTACTTCGTGTAATAGTTCTTCCAGGACGTTTATTTTATCATCAAACACATTTCCTAAGATTAATGTGTCTTGTGCATGTTTTAATCTGAAGTTTTTTTCAAGTAATGTGAGAATTGCGTTGCAGAAGTTATCTTCAATGTCTTGGCTTTCTTGGTTTAAGTCATTTAGGAAGTCAGCATCTTTCATTGCACATTCAATACCTTCTTCAACATTACTGTAATCCCAAGTGTCACGTTTTCCTAATCTGTCTTCAAGTAATATTTCTTCATGCCATCCATCAACTATTAAATAAAATCGTTTGTTTTTATATTTGGTAATATATTCTTCTTCTTTCCAGTTATTGCATTCCTCACATTCTAGGTCATTGCATAATTTATGGTCCCATCTGTTTACGCAATGTTCATGGTTTTTTATCATCCTTTTTCACCTCTTTTAAGGATTCGATTTCTTTTTGCAGTCTGTTTCTTTCACCGATTAAACTGATGATTGTTTCCATGAAGAGGATGTCTTCATTTTCAAATTCTAGGACAAACTGATTTTTATTTTTAACTCCGTAGATTCCAATCATTTTTCCACTCCTTGTCTGAAATCTTTTTTGCTGAACCTGTAATGTGCATGTTGGAATGTTGATTTGCTTATCCAATCTGTTTTTAATGTTGGCATGTAATAGCCGAATTTATCGCAGAATTCCATTATCAGTTTTGGTGGGATTGGATGTTCGTATCTGCCTCTGACTTTCACAACATCTTGATCCACATCAAATTCTATCATGTCTGCATGGCCTTGGAAGAATTCACGTATTTTTTCCTCATATCTTTTGACATCATTTTCATATCTTTTTTTAGATTCATAGATTTGATAATGCCAGTTTTGATATTTGGTTGATTCTTCATTGGCTTCTAACACTCTAAATTCTTTTAATAGTGTTGCAATATCTTTACCGAACATTTCTGCCATGATTTCTTTGTCTATTGCATCAGGTATTTTCAAGATGGTTACTCTGACATAAGCATGCATTAATTGATTACTTATTTCAACTGAGTAATAGTCATCTGGTTCACCATCATTTGCTAGTCTTCCGAGATACATGCTATATAGGAATGCTATGAATGATTTGTCATCTGTTACTTCACTTAATTTCATTTAGATTCCTCCAATGGAATTGCAATTAAGGTTTTTTTAAATCCATTTTCTTTTAAGTGTTTAAATGCTTCTGATGGTTCTTTTATGCTTTGAGCGAAATCATCGAACATTACTCTTGTAAGGTAGGAACAAACACGTCCCATTATTTCTTCCACTTCTTTATCATCTTCTTTAAACATATGCTAATCTCCCCATTCTTGAAGTTCTTCTCCTTTATAATGGATTTCAAGTTCCGGATAAGCTTTTTTCAACTCTCTTAAATGTATAAGAGCAAACATCTCAGATTGATACTTATAATACTCTTTTTTGTTAGTTAATTTCCAATCGTAATAATTCTCAATGATAAAATCACGAACAGTGATTAAACCTAAGAATATTACGGCACTTGCTCCGATTATGCAAACTAACGCACCTATCCACATTAAAATCTCAGAGAGCATCTTCAATCTCCTCTTCTAATTCGATGGGATATTCAACTTTGTTTATGATTCTAACTTGACCGTCAGGTTCAACTAATTCAAATCCAAATGGTATTGCATAACAATCTTTGAATTCTTTTTGGATTGCGTTGCCTAATCTTTGAGTTATTTCATCAATATTTTTTGAGAGGCCTATGCCGTCTTTGTCAGGAAGTCTTATTACTACCCCATATAGTACATCATAATTGTTCATTTTTCCAACACCCTAATTCTTTCTTTTAATCTACGTATTTTAGCTTCTAATATTCTTTGATATTCTTTCCTGTTTTCGTCATGTGCTTTAAGATTTTTAATCTTATTTTCTAATCTTAAATAATCCTGATACTCTTCATTACCATGAATTGCAACATTAATAGCGTCCTGTTCATTTTTAAAATGAAGTAGTGGGACACCAAATTTAAACACATGATAATATTCATCATCTTTGAATTGGCCTACTGTATAAGGTTCATTCATAGTATAATGTTTTTTCATTTCTTTGCCTCCTTAAAAACACTTCCAATTGGAGCAAAACATTCTACATAAGCCGGTTGACAATCCTCTTCGAATTCTCCCCAATTGGTGCATTCCATTTCCTTTTCATCATACCAGTCACAATCTTTATGTTGTTTATCTGGTAAGCAATGAAGATCATCTGCATTTATCTTCATAATCCCACAACTTTTTCCGCTGCAGGCATATCAGTTTCATAAATATGCAAACTGCTGCAATTGTAATAAATTCCCTTGAAGATTAGTCCTGGATAAGTTTCCCTTAATTTATCCACTAAATATAATCCGATATGATTGATGAATAACATATTAGAGGGCCATGCTCCGTAACAATCATTTGACCTGAAGATGATTGTTAATGTTAATTCATTGTTTCGGATTAATGCTTGAATCCAATTTAAGCAAGGGATGTGTTCTTCAATACAATCTAACCCCACATTATATAATGTTGCTACTGCCCTGTTACTTCCAGAGTTTTCTTCTAATCTTTCAATCATTGTTTGTAATTGATTGTATTCTCCAATTTCCCCAGTAACTTTATCAACAGTAACATAATCCATTAATCTTTGAGGATATGTGTAAATAAAGCTAGATTCATTTTCTACATCTATTCCAGTTATCATTGCTGGGTCATTAAGTGATGCTACATAATCATGTAATGCTTCTCCACTCATGGGATAATCTTTAATGTTATATGCTCCTTTTTTAATTCCTTTCAGGAATTCATCAGGAGATATGTATATTGGTATTTGCAGGAATTGGTTTGGTATGAATTCATGCACTCCAATTATCTCACGGATTGGACTATCATCTTTTGTGTGTTCATGGCCTTTTGTAATGACCTCTTTCAATAATTTTTTCCAGATTGTTTCAAGACTCATCTTCTAACCTCTTTTAATGTTAATGTTCGACCGCCGATTAAACCGAGAATTAAAAACATTAGCCACATGGCCATTGCTGTGAAACCATTATTTGTAATGGTCCAATCAATGGAATAGGATAATATTGTTGTAATTACCCAGAATATGAATATCCCAAGGTATAGTTTGTCATAATCGTTCATGATTTCACCTCATAGAATCGGTGTTCATTTTTACCTGGTATACGGTTAACACCTAATTTTTTACAGATACTGTCAACTTTCTTCTGTTTCCAACCCGTATTGATTAATTCATCACGGACTAATTGTGCGTCTTTTAATGTGGAGTAAATGCCATAATAGTAAGTTGACTTGAGTATTTTCTTTTTGATGTAATAGTTTGATCCTCTTTTTTCAATGTATTTCCATTTAGGGTCGCATCTTATTTCATCAGGGTATTCTTTAGAAAATAAGGTTTTGAGATTGGTGTTGTGCTTGATTAGGCATTCTTCCAATCCCATTCCTGCTCGTAGGTCTTCTGTTATTTCAATGGGTATCATTCATCATACTCCCAGTCACCGCAATAATCATCAAGAGCAGTCATTTCTCCAGATACCATACATACTGAATCTTTCTGAAATTTGCAGTTGCTACATGTAGGAACATTTGCTCTTGCAAATTCCAATTCATTGCGGTACTTTGTGATATGCACTTGACCATATCCGCAGTCTTTATGTTTATCACAGAATTCATTTGCGAAGGATTCACTATCCACAAAAGCAACATGATGACGGACATCCCCATCCTTAGAATATCTGAATATTTCATAGATTGGTTTTGATACCATGCCTCTTTTGAATGCAGTTAATTCTCCATGTAATCTGCGGATAGTCTTGTTCTTATCATTCAAGATATGAGACAAAGTATGTGATGCCTCTTCAGCAGGACAATAATATGTCCTGTCATGTTCTTCATCTACGATGATGTAGTGGTGGTTGTTTTCCAGTTCTGCATAGTATTCTCTAGTACTCATTTCATTTCCCCCTCCCCGAGATCATTTAATTCTGTTCTGGTTTTTCCTTTAATTGTAGGAATTAAACTTATTATTTCACATCCTAAAGGAGTAATCTGATATACTCTGCCTTTGTGTGCTTCTTCATTAATACAAACGATTAGGTCATGAGTTTTTAATTCCTTTAAGGTTTTGCTAATATGATTGCTTCGAACATGGCATTTTTCAGCAATATATTTTGGAATCATAGTTCCATTCTCATTTAAAACTGTTAATGCTTTTTCACGATATGTTGATGTGATAACATATGCTGCTAAGCTTAATTTTTCTTCTTTACTTATCATTTTATACTCCGATTACGTCTCCAAATTCTACGATTTGTTCTAAATCCCAATTACATGCTATGCAGATGTCTCTTTCGTCTCTTGCTTTTTGTAAATCTTTGAAAGTTCCGAAATAATTTAATACTCCACTTATTCTTTTGCGGACAATATAAGAGCCTTCTTGTTCACAGATATATCGATTGTCTCTGTTCCTGAAATGTGGATTTACCATCCACTTTTTACCCATATAGTAGGCCCTGTATAGTTTGGCTTCTTCAAGTGTGTTGAAGCTTCCCCAGTATAATAGTACTCCTCCGATTCGTTTGCGGATTTCATATTTCCCATTTTTATTTTTGTAAATGTATCTCACCATTCAATCCCCTCACATGTTACTGTGATTATTGGTATTTCAACACCGTCTTCCATGAGCTTTTTACGTGTTGGCCGTGGTAGCTCTTCAGGCATTAAGTCTGCTACATTAACATAAAAATCTGGATTCATATGCAACCTCACTTTTTTTCTCTGAAGTGGAATTTCCAAACATGTTTCACATTATATTCAATACGGGAGACTTCTTCTCCAGTTATTGGAGTTAATATTTCCTGATGGTGTATTCTGATACATTGGACTTGGAATGTTTCTTCGAAGTCACGTAAGTGTTTTTCAAATTCCATTGTGGTTGTGATTGTGAAGTGATCCATTGTTAATGTGTCGATTAAGTCAATTGGTTGCATTAACATTAATCCTTCATGTTCCCTGAAGTATTCTTCTACTGCTGTTTTAAATGCTAAGTCTTTGCTTAGCAAGTCACTTTTCGCTTCTAAATATTCACTATATAAACTCATAATTTCACCTTTCATTCCACATCCAACAACTACCTACTTTCTCTATTAAATCATCTCTTAGCACACATGTTCTTTTGTCAAAACAATGTTTGCAATTGAGACATGATTTTGATTCATTATCTTTTTTCATTTCTGTTTCAACTCCAATTGTAAAACATATTTCTCAAAACTAATACGATTATCAATTAACTCCAAATCCTTACGGATAAGCATAGTATTCTGTTTAGATAATTCATAATCATCAGTTAACTCAGGATACTTTTCATCAACATATGCTTGAATCTGTTTCTCAGTAGGAGCTTTAGATAACTCATATTCCTCTTTAACCTTGTCGGGATTTAATTTAACTTTATTACTTTTGTGAAGTAATTCTAATTTCAATGATGTTTCACTATTGATTGCATCTTTTAATTCCTTGATTTTAGCTTCTTTTTCATCTAATAATTTATCAAAATTTGTTACAGGCATTATATCACTCCATATAAGTGTAATGAATTCACGATTGCAAATATGAATAATAATATAGTAACGCACATGAAGATGGTTAAAATAGTATCCCCATATCTGTAATGGAATGAATTTTCAATTTTCATCTGCATAATCTCATGACAAATTTCAACTTTTTCATGTAAGGTTTTCGCTTGATCCCTTGTGATGACTTCACGATACTCCTCTAGTGCATCATGGCCCAATTGGACAACTAGTTCAATCGGTGCATTTTCCATGTATTGTTTTGCATCATGAGCAAATACCATGAAACTTTTGCAGCCTAATCCTCCAAAGAGATATTCATGATTTTCATCAAGATTCTTTTCAGGGGATAATAAGATTACTGCTTCTTCATCTGTTGTTGGATTATAACTCATTACTCCATAGTATCCAGTATTGAATTTAACTAGTTTGAAGTGTAGTTCTTTGTCCATTTCTTCTGTTTTGATTACTTTGTAATCTTCTGGAGAATATTCGATTTCCATTATTTTGCCTCCACTCTTGGAACTCTACGTACACGCCTAACCCGTCTAACCTCTTGTTTTTTAGGAACATAACCTTCAACAGCTTCCAGGAAATATTCATTAAACAGGTATCCATAATCATTGAGTAATCTATCAAAATCAGAATCTAATACATAAGTAGTGCAGTAATCATCTTTGTCACGTATGCCACGGCCGTAAGCTTGCATCAGAGGCATTACTGTCTGATAGATATACCAGACATTATCGTATCGTTTACGGATATTGACTTGTGCCCCGCTTAAGTTTGGGAATGGCATTTTGAAGATTATTTGGAATCGGCATTTATCTCCTTTGAAATCTACACCATCTTTGATTCCTGCTCCAATTAGGACCATGTTGTTTTCATCATCTTCGAAGTCTTGGATTGCTTGTTCACGGCCTTTACCATATGCAATCTTAAACCATCTGCGTGTGTAGTTGGCTAATTCGTTTCTAATGTACCATGCTTGTTCATTACTGGATACATGGATAACGCCTTTTTCATCTTTATGGTCTTCGAGTATGTCATAGATTTTAATTAAAGCATCTTCGTTTTTCCAATTAGGAATATTCAATTTCCGATTGAATCCACTCATGCTTCCAGCATAGTCACGGATGATTGGTCTGTTCTCTATTGAGAATGGTGATTTCTGGTAGATGTAATAGGTTTCTTTTGGATCAATACCTAACCAGTTACAGAACTTATCCTTGGACCCAAGAGTTCCGGTCATGAATAGTCTTGTTTCACCAAAATGGAATAATGATTCACCATAATCAGCTATTGTTAATGGTTTGAATTCAACAGTTAATCCTTTAACTTTCTGATTAGATACATATGAATGGTCTTCAAGGATAGCTTTCTTTGTTGGTAATTCTATAATCCATTTTTCTTCTTTAAGAGATTTGATGAGATTATCATACTTTTCAATATCTTTAGTGTAGTTTTTTACTACATCATCATTTTCCAATAGTTGTTTTAAAACAAGGCTGTTGTCTATTTCACCATATTCGTTTTTGATATAATTGTTCCGTCTTACATTGATAGTTTCTATTAGTTTGTTACAAACTCCAATCCAGTATTTTGGTTCGCTTATATCTTTTAGTTTCAATCCGTGTTCGGTGATTCCATCGAAGATGTCTAATTCATAATCACGGTATATTGTTTTCCTGTTAAGGTTTACTGTGATTAATTGCATGATCTTCTTTTCAAGATTATGTGCTTCATCAAGAATTAGCAAATCTCTTTCAGGTAATATTTGCGCATAGTTTCCTGCAATGTATAAGTAATCATAATTACTGATTACATTTTCTCCTTTCAATGCTTCCTTTAATGCTGCTATGTATGGACAGACTGAGTAAACTGCTGGGGCTTTACTTTCGTCTTTTTTACCGCATAGGTTGATGAGTGTTGGTTTTTGTGGTTTGGCGTATTGGTTTGGATTGTTATTGTAATCTTTTAGTGCTTGGTTGTAGTTTCTCATCATTGTATTGTTTTCTTCTTTGATGTGGCAATTATCACAACAGCCTTTGAAATTACAATGGTAGTTTCCACGACCTTTAATTTCCTTGACCATATAATCAAAATCATGAATGTATTGGTGAAGTAACTGATTGGTCATGGTGACAATATAACTGTTGTCTACAAAGTTTGCGATTGTTGTTGCAATAGCTGACTTGCCAGTGCCGGTTCCTGCTTCCAGGATAATGTTTTTGTAACCGTTTTCCATTGCAGTTAATATTTCAAGGATAATTTTTTCTTGTTCTGGTCTTGGATCATATCCGAGTAGGCTCCAGTTATCCCATAACTTTTTTGAGTAGTTCTTCAATTTCCTCATCCTCTTCTGTGTCTATGTAAGGTAGGAAGTTTTCTTCTATGTATTTCCAGTTGTCGAAGATGTATGCTTTTGTTTTGTCTTTTGCATATTCGAACATGCAGTCTTCCATTACTAGTTCGAGTTCTTTTTGGGTTAGGTTTAGGACTTTGCATGCGTTTTCCATGTTGTGTGGTTGGTATCTTTGTGTGAATTTGTAGTCTTTCCAGATACTTAGCCATGCCATGGTTTTGTTTTCTTCGTGTACTTTTTCTATGTGTTTGTTTTCGTAGTCTACGTTCATTAGTAGGTGAATGTTGAGTTTTGCACGGTGGAAGTCTTCCCATGCTTTCCTTAATTCTTCACCTCTTTGTTCATCGTTTTCTGTTGTGAATTGGAAATATGCGTTTAAACATTCTTCAACAAATTTACTTAGGTTTGGAATGTGTTCTTTTGCTAATTCCAGTAGCTCTTTGTCTATTGAGATGTTTGTTCTCTCTTTCATTGTTTTTTCACCACCTTTATAAGTTAATACTTTTTTTCTTATAGAGTAATACTTTTTTAGAGGTTAACCCTTAAAAAAAGTGTCACCCCCTAAAGCATATCATACACATTGTGTACCATACACACGATTTGTGTGTACTATACACAATACACACGATTCTGAAAATTCTCCTTAGCAATAAATTTTCAGAACCCTTTTTCTACATTCTTCCTTGCTTCATTCATAATGTCATCCAAGTCACACTTCAATTCATGGCACCTCAAACCAATCTTATGCCTTACATCAACAAGAATATCTTCATAAAACATTTCATCCCTATCAATCAATATCTTAATCATATCCTCTGCTTCTTTAACCAATTTGATTTCATTATTACTCCAAACATGCTCCAACTCACCAGCAGTCTCAGGAGTCAAACCAATACTCTCAAGACTTGCACCATAAATACGAAGAGCATCCTTTGCATCATCAACAGTAGCCACCTCACGCAACTCTGTCTTAGCACGAGCAATAGTCAACCTTTCAATAGCTTTCAAGTCACGAGCAGTAATAGGTTTAGCACTATCATCTCTTGCTGCAGCACGTCTAGTATTAACATAAAAATCAACAAGCAATTTTTGAGCAGATTGATCTAAAACTGGGAAACACTCCATCTTAGCATAAGTGATATACTTCTTGAATAACTCTTCATCAAGGACATCAACATCCTTCATGAAACTTTCCTTATTCAATAAACTTGTTGCTAACATACGGTCCTTTTCTTCATCAATAGTATCCTCTAATGCGAACACTAAATCGAACCTAGACAAGTTACTTTCCGGAATGTCAATTTGTTCTTTGATGGTTTTGAACTTATTAAACCTTGAATATTTAGGATTTGCAACAGCCAATATGCTTGTACGTGCAGTCATTGTCTGAACAAGATTGGCCTTAGCAGAACTAACGCTTAACTGTTCCATTGGTTCATTCAATGACTTCTGAGTATGAGGACTCAACTTATCGTACTCATCAACACATAACAAACCCGTATCGGCAAGTACAACAGCACCCGCCTCAAGTGTCCATGTACCTGTGAGCTCATCCTTCACAGCAGACACAGTAAGACCCGCTTGACTTGTGGATGTTCCACCAATACTCATGATTTTAGGAACACGTTTTTTCAATGCTGCAATAATTTGACTTTTACCAATACCTGGATCACCAATCAGGAGAACATGAATTGTCCACCTATCCATACTATCAGATTTAAAATTATCATCCAAAGGACGATTACCCTCAAACAACTGTAACAATAACCCTTCTTTCACAGTTTTATATCCGTAAATTTCCGGTGCTAATGTATCAACAAGTTTCTGATAGATACCATTACTTTGAGATAATTCTCTGATTTTTTCTTTATCAGATTCAGTAATCCGATAGTCTTCGAAAGCATCATCAACAGGTGCGATATTATGCAAGTTAATAATGAATTCAAAATCATTCTTATTTGGACTTACACGTTCGACACTAAAGACTCCAAGAATATCGCAGACATCACCAGCTTTAAGATTATGCTGTGGACTTGCAAGGTAATCCTGCATATACCCTTTGAACTCTCTACTGTTACCCCCTTGACGAAACTCCAAAGGTTCTTCTAATTTCACATATCGTATATTATGATATGTTGATGATTCAGGAACCATATCGAAATTTCTTCCACCACATGATGGGCATAAACTTGGCATTACCACTTGAGTAGAATCAGCAGTATCAATATAATGCATCATACCACAACCCCTGCAAATAAAAGCTGCCTGTTTAAGTGCAGGAATCGGATCAGTAATGGTTTTAATCATAGCTTTTGTAATGATTAATTCACCATTATATGTAGTGTCCAAGTCATGCAATAGGACATTTGGTGGTATTTCCACTAATTTCAAGGTAATGTAATTACGTTCTGTTCTTCCATTGTTGATACGATTTTCAACATATTTCATGAACATTTCATAATTATCTGTTAAGAATTCTTTCCCAGTTTCACGTTTGTAATATTCATTGAGTAAAGGATAATCTATGTTTATTCTTGTTGGCTTGTTCTCGGTTTTAGCCAATTGTAATTGCTCATGATATTTACTGAGCACATATCTGAAGAATAATTTTTTTTCTTCAAGGTTATCGTCTTTACTCAACTTGTAACATCTCCTAATCTAATAATAGGGAATTTGCTTCATCATATTCTTCAAGAGTGATATTTCCTAAATCAAACATTTTAAATACTTCATCAACCACACCAGATTTAGTGACAGCTTCTTCTGTTTCACGTATTCTAGATACAGCCTTTTTGATTGTAGCATTTTTATCTGCTAATTCTTTAAGGGAAGATGGTGCTTTTGAAGATGAGTCAGTTGTTTTTTCATCTTCATTTTGAACAACTTCTGCAACTTCTTCAATCACATTAGTTTCAATCACATCATCTTCTTCCACTTTCTTTGCCCGTCTTCTTCTACGAGTTTTAGTTTGTTTAACATCAGAAGAAGAATCAGAACTATTTTCAGAAACAACTTTATCTTCATCAGCATTTCTTGAAGTTCTTTGAACTCTTTTAGGAGTTTCCAATTCTTCTGCGGATACTTCACCTGCACCAATAAGGTCCGCTATTGCACGTGATTTTGCACGAGTATGTGCTGTTGAAATCACATCATGTTCCGCATTAGTGAAACGTTTACGAAGTTCAAAGTTAGATGGCATTTCTTTATCGTCCTTATTGACTTTATCAAAGATACTGCAATCTCCAACTCCAATACCATACCTACCATTAGGAAGGATAGCTTTCACTTCAAAGTAAGCAGAGATGATCTGAAAATTATCTTCTCTGATAATTCTATCACAAATTTTTTCATCACTAATATTGAATGCTCTTGCGAGTTTACGCCAAGCACTTTTTTTCTTTTTACCACTTTGATAATCGTTTTCCTTATCCAGTAATGCTTCAACAAGTCCTTCAAAGTTCTTTTGAGCTTCTACTGCATAATCAATATCAACTAAATCTAATTGGTTAATATGAGATACTGCAGTAGTATCTTCTACTACTGCAATTTCATTTTCAACTTCAGCAGGCATCTTAAACTCCACCTTTATTCATCATAGTCTATGGCCCTACTTGGGTCTTTTTGCATTTTGTAAATGTTGGTTGGAGAGCGGTCAGGTTGTTGTTCTAATTGTTTTTCTGTTGGTGGAATTTGTTTGATGAGTTCCACTCTGATGTATTCTCCAATTTTGATTTTTGGAATAAAGCTTCTGAGTTGTGCATGTGCAGGTAATGTAGTTGTTAATAAGTTACCTTCTGCGTCATCTCCAAGGTCAAGAACAATACGTTCATTATTCCAATCATCTTTTACAATTTCCAAAACATTTCCTTCAATATCGTCTCCGATTTTTTCAGGTTTCCAATATCTGTCTGCTGCTACAGGTTCTACTTCTTCCCAAGCCATAATTTATTCCTCCATTAAAACTTTTTCTTTATTTGTGATTACATGAGTATTTGAATCAAATACTGTGTAACAATAAAATTCTAAAAATACATTTTCTGGTAACTCTTCATCATAAGGGGATAATTTACCACCTCTGATGAGTACTTTTAGCAATGAATCTCCAGGTCTTAACTGGACATGTTCAGGGTTAAATTCAACCCCTAAAATTTTTGCTAAATTTTTCTTATCAATGCAGGAATGTGCATTGACAGCTAATTTTTTAAATAAGTCTTCATCGATTTTATGCAAGTCAGCAATTGTATGATTGCCGACTAACATTGTCTCTGACCATGAAGTTGCTATAAATATCATGTAATTTTCACCATCCGTTTACTTGATCCATTACAAGTTTATCAGTTCCTTCGAGATTAGCTGTCTTTTGAGCTAATCTTTCATCGAAGGTTAATCCGTCATCTGGGTTGTTTTCATCCCAGCAACTTATTATTAGTTCAGTCATATCTTCACATGATTGTTTAAAAGATTTTGCCATGTTATTATGCTCCTATAATGTATCCTTCAATACTGGTCCATGAGTGGATTCCATTATTGGTTGGATATGATTGTTCATAGACCACTTGGGTAATTGGTAGATTATGGTTGTCTACTGCTTCTTCGATTTCATCATGCACGTTTCCAAGTGTGACTTCATCGATTTGGATTCCTTGTCTTTCAAGGAATTTGCAAGTGGAATATGCATCGAATACTGAATCATGAGTGTTAACGTCTTCAAGACAAATAGTTTTCATAAAGAATCATTCCTCCCCGAATACTCTTATCAATCTTTTCCTGGAATCGATACAGTTATTGAAACCCATTATTTTGTGTTGGACAACGGGTTTAATGTGTCTGTTATAAGTGTAATCCTTGTTCTCGGCCATGTAATGATATCTTGAGTAGTTATCGTAGCATTCAAATTTTTTTATGCATAACTCATAGTATTCAACAGTTTCATAATCATCTGGATTGTCAATTTGCAATCTTTTGATTTCAATGTTGATCTCTTCCTCTTTGATTTTCCAGAACATAGCTTTCATTTCACAGTAAGCTTTTCTTAATTCTCCAGCTACTTTTGCTATTGCTTCGTCATCATTTGAGTCAGCAATGGAGAGTAGTGTTCTTTTTAAGTTGATGTACTGTTTAGTTAATTGGATATGTTCGTTACGGTATTCATCAATGTCAGAGATTACAATTGTTTCGAAACTCATCTTCAAAGCCTCCAAAATAGAATTAACATCCGGTTGCTATGAAGTTCCTCATGCTTCCGCTTTCTACTGCGCTGTGGCCGGTGAATGCGAAGATTAATGCTCCACCTATTAAGATGCCGAATCCGATTGCAAGGAATATTGCAGCTGGGTGGAGTAACACCCAGCTTTCAAAATTCATTAATGGAGAAACATTATCTTGAACTTTGTATAGTCTTGCAGGTTCTTTGTTCATGCCATCACCTCTTCTTTGAAGTGGCTTATCATGAATAGGTTGTTTCTGACAGATTTGCATAATGCTAAATCGCCAGTTTCAACATCTTCACAATTGAGGTTTGCTTTTCTGCATGGTTCGATACCACGAATTGTTTTGACAAAAATAGTGTTGTCTTCGACTTTGATGACTGGTAACCATGACATGTGTGCAGTTTCTTCTAGGTATTTTGGATTTTCTAGAAGATCATTAACCAATCCGTGGACGGTTTGATTATTTTTCCTAAGGAATTCTACACCATGGTCCGGTTGTGCATCAAGGAAATTGTATGCTTTATGGGTTGCATTTTCAATTTGAGAGTCTGTGTATAAAGGAGATTTCATTGAGATACCTCCTCTATGTCATCTCCTAAGTAACTACCCATTGCAGATACTATTTCTTTTTCGTGTTTTTCCGCAGCTATTTCGGCTTTTAAAAAGGCATCTTCCTTTATTTCATAACCTGCAAAATTGAAGTCATTATTAAAAATAGTAGTGACTTTAACTCCAGCAAGGCGGGCTAATTCTTTGATTAGTACATCTTTGTCGTGGATTAAATTTTTTGGATCATCTCTGATAAGTCCAACTTCAGTTATGATGTCGTTTTTGGTTACTTTTCTTGCAGAAGTTATGGCTTCTGGAATTTCGTAACCTTCACCAAAACAGTAGTTTTCATCGTCAAGAACAACAAATGTTGGTTTGATTCCATCATTTAATTCTAAAGATAGTTTTCCAACTGGTGCATTTTCAAAAGTCATAGTTATGCACCGCCTAATAAAGATTTAGCTAACAAGTGGCCTGCTTCTTCTTGAGCTTCTGGGGATAAATCCCAAAGTGTCACATTCTGTAACCTTTTAGTTAAAGCAAGATTTTTAGCTTTGAACCTTGTGTTCTCTTCTTTTAGTTCTTCAAAAATAGGTCTACATTCATCGTATTTGAGTGCTTTATCAAATAGTTGAAGTAGTCTTTCTTCGTCTCCGATGGCTTTGCCATCGATGTATAATTTTTCATTTCTGATTTCTAATGTCACGCTTTCACGTCTCCATTTTGTTTTGGAAGAAACTGTTCTTGAAATATGTTGCAGCATATTTCAGACGATTTTTTCTTCTCTGATTTAATATTAAACTTTGCTATATATAAAGTTTACTATGATACTGTTTTAATAGTTTCATAGTTTAATGTAAATATAATTAACTTTAAATATGTTTATATACAAATATAACATTAAGAAGTTACTAAAAAAAGAACGGAGGATTAATACTATGGCAAGAGCTCAAATGACATTTGAAATTGATGAAGATTTACGAACCGAAATCAACATAATTGCAAAGAAACAGAAAACAACTGTTAAAGCCATTATGACAAAACTTGCTGAAGATTTTGTACGTGAAAATAAGGAGTAAAATTATTTATGATTTTTAATAATTTTTTAAAAAAATTATTCCATTTAAAACTGGCGATAGCATTCGCTAATGTTTTAAAACTTCGCATTCTGTCTGCGACTAATTTAAATTTTCCCATATTTGATTTAACAAATAAACAAAAATTTAAATAGTATTTTAACCATAAATTAATATTGGTTACAAAGATACTTTCACGTCTCCAGTGGACTATTTTTAGTAACCGGCAGTATAGAGCATGGGGTGTTGCAGCACCATTTCAACCATGCTTTTATATTGCAAATGTTACAATTATAATGTCTGTTTTTTCAATTATTTAATACTTGTTTTTACAATATATTTTCTGAAATTATATTGTAGATTATTACTACATCATGAATGGTGATCTATTTTTAGTGAGATATGTTTCTTGATGGTTGATTATACTTTGGTGAAATGAATATATAAACTTTATTATTTAATTTAATTAAACAATGTTCAATAACATAATAATAAAAATAGTTAACTGTCTACTGAAAATTGCAAAAACACATGGTGTAAAGATTTAAAAAATCATCAAAAAAATAGTGAAATGTACAAAAAAAATAACCCAAAAAATAGCTGAAAAAAAATAAAAAAATAAAAATATGGAAACACTTATTCCATATCCAAATACTGATTTAAAACATTAAGAACACGTTCCTTATGAGTATACAAGTCAGAAACATCTTCAATATCTACCTTCTTACCTTTCTTACCACCATTGCTTGTAAGAGTGATTTCATCATAGAATTCAACTCTGAGATGATCTGGATTATTGAAGTGTAAACGTACAATCGGGAATCTTTGATTGTCATCAAATAATATATTGCAGTAATGTTTTCTGTCTCTCATTGCAACACGATTAACATCTAAAATCTCTGAAGCAATAGAACGGATAATGAAATAAGCTTCTTTTTCTAAATCAGTAGTGATAACTCCTTCTTCATTAATTGATTCTTCAGCTTCAACCGCATTGTTGTCTTCTTGTTGTGTTTCATTGCTTGCAACTGCATCAGATAATGTTTTGTTTACTTTTTCATTAATGATTTCATTAACGGCCACAGAAATGATTGTACCGAATTTTTCTTTAACATTTTGAGTTAATATGCCCTCGTATACTTGTTTTGCAACAGCTTTAATGAACTCATCAGATGGTGCTTCGAATTCAGAGAGTAATGTTTTCTTGATGAGGTTGCGGTATTTCAGATTATCTGCACGTGAGACCACTTCATCCACATCAAAGTTCACTTTCTTGAATTTCTCCAATTCTTTAATATCTTTCTTATTCAAACTTAAGAGGTTTATGTCCAGGAATGGTTTTTCATCCATCCTGTTATTGTCATCTCCAGTTGTGAAGAATTTATATTCCACCCCATTTGTAAGGATTCCGATTTGAATATCTGTTATGCTGAAATAACGATATAGCTGTGAGATGTTGTCTGTGTTTAATTCATTTGCTGCGGATTTGCATTCAATGAAAACAATTGGTTCACCGTCTTCAAGTATTGCAAAGTCTACCTTTTCACCTTGTTTGGTCCCTACATCTGCAGTATATTCTGCTCTAACTTCCGCAGGATTTGTGGTATCATAACCCATTAAGCGTAGGAAAGGAGTTATGAGTGCTATTTTTGTTGTTTCTTCACTATCAATATGTTCGAGTTTTCCTGGAATTGTTTTTGCGAATTCCTTTAATTCATCTTCAAATGTCATGTGACTTCACTCCATATTTAGTAGTATGTTAATATGTATATTGTTTGTGGGTATAAATACTTAATAGAAAAATCTATCATCTGAAGATCAATAAAAAAATGGAATAGAAAAAAAGAGTAAATGAAAAAATGGTTTTATTTCAAAATGATTCTTTTTTCAGAAACATCAACTTCAAAACTTTTAGCACCATAAGGCACATTATCCAAACTGAAACATAACATGTATTCGTCAGGAATATTTTTAGTTAATTCTCTGAATTCTTTAATGGAAACTTTACTTTCATTCAAATTAAATCCCCTCCTTAAACACTTTCAATAGCATTCACAATAGTAATAGTTCTGTTTAAATCCAAACTTGAAACATGGACATAACCACCATTCTTTAATGGTTTGAATGCACTATAATAATTATGATAACTATCTCCTGACGCTATTTCATCATCAAAATGACTCTCATACAAATAAACCCCATCAGTTAAATTCTCATTATCGATTTGTTTCCAACCTACATAACTAATTTGACTGAATATATCATCAATAGGCCCTGTATAATATCTGATTTTTGATTGATTGATTTCATCATTCTTATATGAGTAACCATCGTCATGGTCTTTATAGAATGTCCAATTATCATCAATGGTTGTGTTGAATTTGAATGCTTTGGTTTCAACAGTTTTCATTTCAGGACCATTATCAGTAAACATACCTAAAAGGTAAACGTCTGCAACAATTACTCCTGCAATTACAATTATTGTTGCAATTAAAATTAATATTATATTTTTGGATTCCATAATCAGTACTCTCCATAACTTAAATAATTATCACAATTAGGACATTTCGGCAATTGGCCAACGAAAGTATGATTACATTTTGGACAATAGTATTCTTTTACAAATGCTTTTTGCCAAGCTCCAGGTACAGTAAATAAATTATAAATTACATCTAATGGGAATTGTGGATTGAATCCTAATGCATTCCAAAAATCACTTCTTATGCTTCTGTTTGTTTCTAATTGGAATCTACGGCCGTCTTGTACTTCTAACCATAATCCATTTTTTATTTTACCTACTGTTGTTACTGCGGATGCATCTATGAAGAAATGCCTTCCGTCTGCTAGTGCATGTTGGATTATTACTTGTTGTGGAGTGAATTGGACAGTTGCTTTGACTTTTCTCATTTTTGTATTGTCTCCTAACCATGGATTGTCAAATGTTCTTGCATGGCCATGTCCGTCGAAATACATCATGCTGTCATTTCTTCTTTTTTGTTCGACTATTGGTAATGTTACTACAAATGGAATATTCCCTTTTCTTAAAAATAAGTATACTGTATATCTGTTTAGTAAAGATTTATCCAGTTTATAAGCGCCTGTTTTTGCTTTGAATATATTTCCCAAACCCAATTTCAACACCTACTTTTTTGGTTTTTATGTATTATAGTATAGTGTTGATAGTATTTATAACAACAAGGTATTCACAACCTTGAAAATGTTTTAAAAAAATATATGCTGCATAAAAAAATGGGGGAAAAGTGATTTGCAATATTTAGTTATAAGAGTGTATGGGAAATAATCATCCCATTCCCATTTATTGATGCAACATATATTAGTTCTCTATAGCTCATTTAAAATGTTTAAACCAAAAGTTGGTATGTTCATAACCTATAATAAGAGGATGGAAAGTATTAATATTCTAAAACAAATATATGGAGTGATTTTAGATGAATAAAAAGATATTTTTATTTATGCAATTCCTCCAATCCTCTTTTATTTTAAGATAGGTTATGTTTAATAGTATTGTACTTTCATTGATACTTTTGTAACAATACTATTCTTTTTCACTAATCTTTTCAAGAATACTTGTACGTGAAACTGGTCGACTATCTATATCTGATAATCTATCTTCAATGTTTGATATTCTATCATTCATTTTCTTGACTTCAGCTTCTTTCTGTTTATACTTGAACTCTAACTCTTGATATTCCGGACTCTTCAAATCAATATTATTGACTTTTGCTTCTATAAGTAAACATTGGAAATGTTCAACATATTTCTTCAACAATATTGTTGGATCATCAAGGAAATATGCTGCACGAGTTGAAGATTTGGTCCTGCCCTGGAGTGCATCAATATCTGATTCACTCATACCTGATTTCTTCAAATGATTTGAATGAAATTTCCTCATCATATGACTTCTGAACCTGTTGAATCCATCACTAGCTTGACCCATATCAAATTGGTCATTGTATCTGTAGAATGCAACTGGAAGATAGTTCTCTGCTTTGTTGAATAATTTATCCTCCTCAGATAAGTCAATTAACTTAACTTGGCCATCTTCTGTTGTTTGAATCCTATCAGTCAGCAAGTATTCAACAATCTTAGACACAGCTTCAGGGCTACAAAATGTATAATAATACTTGTTTGTTTTTTCCCTTTTGAGTTTAAAAGTAGGAATAACATTCTCCATGTCTTTTAAAACATTTAATGCTTCAACAATATCATCTTTTTTATGGAAGGGATATGTTGCTTTTTTGAATTGGCCTATGGTCATTTCGATTGTTTCTTTTCTTGCACAACCTGAACTTGTCATGAAGACCAGGACTGCTTGAAACCATAATGGTGAAACATGCATGATTTTTGATATCTCTTCATGTGTTGGAAGTTCATCAAAAGTTGGATCACCTGGTTTGTTGAAGCTTCGGCTATTTGGTTTGGCGAGGTCTCCGATTTCAATTTCATAATATTTGTATACAGATTTTACTTCAACGAAATATTGTTGTGCGGTGTTTTTCCGGTATTTCTGTATTAGATGGGAACGGTAGTTTAATAGTCTTTTTTTGAGTTTTCTTCGTTTCCATATAATATTATTGTCTTCTTCTGTCTCTGCTTCTTCAATGAGTTCTTGCATTGTTTTTCCACAGAATTTAGAGTAATGGTTTATTGACCTGAGGTATGATTCTTGGGTTTTTGGACTGTGTCCTTTGACAATGAAGAAATCTTGAAGAAATTCTTTATTGTTCATGTTCATAATTTCTATCTCTCATTTCTATTTTAATGTTGAGAGAGAGCATTTGAAAAGTAATATTTTGTATTGCTCTTCAAATGGGTTTATCATATTTCAGGTCATATGGTATATATAGTCTATGAAATATGATAACATTTTAATTGTTTATCATATTCATAGTAATATAGTATAAATATTCTCCTAAATATGATTAACAATTGTGCCCTCTCTGTTTGGTTATTTCTGTGTTTTGAGAGATAAATAACTAATTATACAATGATGTACTTTTTTGTACATCAAAGTTTTTAGTTCACAATTGTTATATAGCATTTTATAACACATAGTATAAAAACTTTTAGGACAACCCAAAAAAAATAAGGGGGCCAACCAACTACAAAATGTAGTCAATTGACCCCCTAAAGTATAAAACAAAATCCCATCACAAAAAAATATCCAAACAATTGAAGCAAAATAGAATTCATGAGAGTGCTCTCATAAATAACAATTCTACATGTCTAAATAAAATTATTATCTTACCAATATCATTCTTTTATAAATTAATAAACATAGGAATATTTATTTTAAAATATTTAGTTTTACATCCAACAACATTTCACATTTTCTGCTACTACCGGCTAGATGATCCATTTAACTTCCAAGATATTTTCTTCCAGGAATAATGTTTTCTACAATAATATAATATAATCTACCTTTGATACTATTGTAACATTTTCAACTCCGCTTCACAAGCTTTAATTTCTCTACCAACTTCCAAAGCTTCATCCGTCAAATCCGCATGCTGCATAAACTTCGCATGCCTACGCTTAAGATTACGGATTTTAGTTTCAAGAAGCACTTTCCTCTCATTCTTATCTAACATAAAAAACCACCATTTTATTGGACATATTTATCATAAACAAGTTTAGATTCATCAGTAATATCATGTTTATGTCTTGCCTCATTTATCGCAACTTGTTTTTCCAGAACTTCATCGGTAAAACCAACTTCTTCCATTAACTTATTAACCTTTGCTTGTTTACGATTCAAATTCCATCCAATAACTTTCTTAATAGGATTAAACATAAAGATTTACCCCCTTGTAATTACCATAACACTTTTCTGTGAAATTCCATTAATATAACTCTGGAATTCAGATTTAGAACGATATTCAATATATCCACAATAACAATCATTACATGACCTGTAACCTAAACTGTTCTGGACATTAATGTTACTGTCATTCACAGCATTAATAACTTCATAATGGCCGTCAGACAGACGATAGAGATTATGTATAATACAATCTTGATTCTTGGACTCAATAATCTTTTTAACTCCACTCCAACCAAGTTCACTAAAACTATACCATTTGACAGATAATTTCACACCTAATTGTTTAGCTGCTTTTGCAATTGCAGTTTCCAAACCTTGATGATCTGTACCTCCACTACCAGTTCCAGCCCATCCTGCAAGTGTAGCTTGAGGAATCACTTTACCAGTTAAGTTTCGTATACATTCCTGCATACTGTGAGGACCACAATAAACTCCGTTATTCTGGCCCATATTGTTACAGCCGGATTTGGTTGCATGGCCGTATTTGGATTTAGTAGTTGAAGTATTAGTTTTTGAACTGGAAGAAGATGATGATGCTGTGAATCTACCGGAATTATAAGTACAATAATTAGGTAAAGTCTTATTATGGCCGTAATACCAGACAATGATTCTTGCCAATGCATCAATACTTACACGTGGCCGGACTTTCTTCTTAGATTTCACGCTAGTCACATAATTAGGTGCTTGGCCATGTTCTTTAATATACTGCACAACCCTTTTGGATTGATTCTGGAAATCAGATGGATAAATATCTTCGTTAATGGTATCTCCGGTTGCTTTAACGCAAGTTTTAACACTTGGAACAGCAGATAAATTTTTTCCAAGATTATTAACATGCCATGATAAAATATACCATACTTGAGGCCAAGTATACTTCACATTAGCAACAGTTACTGAGGAGGGTAACTTCTTATTAGCTTCAACATATTTCTTCACAGTAGTGGCCATAGCTTTAATATTAGCTGCGGAAATACCAGTAGATTTAGTTGTAGTTTTAGTTGTGGTTTTGTCTTGCAATGAAGTGAAATTAACATTTGGTGATAAACCATAACGGAACAATATTATTCCTTTTGCACCATTACTTATGCATGTTTTAGCATCAGTTAATATTTCATTGGCAGATAATGCGGTTGGATTATCATCAGATTTATATGATTGCAGACCACTCCAAATCTTTGCTTTAGCGCTGAAGAATTTTGTAGTAGATTTCAACCAATCAGTACCAGCTTTGTAGTTACCTTTGTACTGCATTGGAATGATTGCATCAACAGTTTTAGCTAATGCATCAATGTCTTGCCCATAATATTTCTTGCATTCTGTTTCAGGCATTACTGCACATGAAAGAAATGTTTTTGGATTTTGTTTGCGGACAGTTTTCACAAAATTAGTGATTGCATCTGCACCACCAGATGTTTTATATGCAGTTCCAGGATATCTTAAATAATCAAGATGAATCCCTTTAACATTAACTATAGCAGCATATTTCTTGATCTCTTTTAACTTCGCATTCAAGTTAGTTGTTTTAGGGTTATGCCAACTTCCATCATAGAAGCATTGCACCCAAATATGCACGTTAATATTATTATTTTTTGCTTTTTTAATCCAAGATGTGACCTTGGATTCTCCATGTGCTGTGAAAGCATAATAGTTTAAGAATATATCTGTAACTCCATTCTTATGTAGAGTTTCAAGGTTTACCTTATTCATATCTGCTCCAAACAGCCAATAACCAAAATTTTTCATAAATGTATTCTCCTTTTTATTATTTATTTTTATTTTACTGTGTTTGAATGCTTATTATCGATAATGCATTCTTTATTTACTAGATAACAACATTTTTCAAGGTTATGGTCGCATGTTCTACGATAACAGCAACCATCACAAAAATCAGTATTTCGTTTCATTTTAACCAACAAAAAAAGTAAGTGACATTGGAACCCATAAATTTTTAGGGATAGTATATTCCCCCTTATTATTGGAATCAGTAAACCTACCTATTACTACTGCACCACTCTCCCAAATTTGAACATTTGCTCTTTGTTTTGAACTTGTTTGAATTACCCAATTTTCAGTTTTAGATGGATAAAATCGAGAATCTGGCAACATAAACACGTTAATATAATCTGTATAGTTCAGTAATGGGTAAGTAGTAAGAGCTTTTGCAGTACCTCGAATATGAACTACATTTCCAATTCTGCGAGCAGACGGTTTATTGTTTGTATCATATACTCCAAAAATAGGATCCTCAAAATCAGTAATCTCTACCCATCCAGTATCATATTTTACATTACATTGTACTTTCTGATTGTTCACTTGAAATGTTACAATCCCCTCAGTTTCAGCAGTATAAACTGAGGAAAAAATACCTTGATTATTAGTAGTTCCAGTTTTCCATAATGTCCCATTTTTATAGATAATTACTTGATGACCAGATACGGGAGTATTGTTCATATTAGTAACTTTAACAGAAATTGTAGATTGTTTATCTGGTAAAATATCACTTCCCCTATTCATATTATAATTTGAGGCAGTGATATCATAATTATACAAATCTGTGATTGATTTTTTTAAATGAGTGTGACTTGCTTTAGCAAAACCATCTGATTGAATACCTCCTAATGTTGTTGCGTTAATTGTTGCAACTTCATCAGTATTAGCTAATATTTCATCAATAGTTAAACCAGCAAGACTACTATTCTCATCAAATTGAGTATAATCCTCATTCAAGGTATCTAACTTTGCTTTTAATTCATCAAATTGAGTTTTATTAGTTACTTGGATGCTATCAATTGTTTGACCATTATCTGCAACTACAATTACACGAGCACCAATAACATTATCATCTTCACGATTATAAACTTCAGTTTCAAAACTAGTCATATTTACATCCCTCCAAATCATGTTTTGTATTCAAAGTAATTTTGTCTGATTATCATTTGCTTATCTTTATTGGTTCTTTTAGCACGATAACCTAATGCAATACCAGTATCTTCAAGGTTTGGAGTGTAAATGACAACTAATTTATCTCCAGCATTCAAGATGGTTTCTGAATTATTATTTAAGGTTGGGAAATTGATTGTATGATTAATGTAATCTACTGTGAAGTCAATGTCTTCACGTTTTTCTTTACCATTCAATAATACTTGGCGAATTGGATCAACAGCAGAGACACGAAGAACAACATTACGATTTTCCAATTCAGAATCAGATATGATGAAAGTTTCCTTGAAATAATCTAATATTAAACCTTCACCTTCTTCACGGAGACCAACTTCTTCATTTGTTAAATCTTGAATGAATACTGGATTGTAACTTATACTCAGGTTTCCAACTGGGATATCGGTGATTACATCATTTGTAGAATCAGAATAAAACTTAAGAATATCATTATCATAATCAAAAGTAAAATCTAACCATTCACCATATGATTGGACTTCAGTATCCCCATCAGGTTGGATTAAACATTGTTTAATTGGATAAGCCGGACTATTAGTGAATTGTATACCCTCTTCAAAGCTTAATAAATCAGTAACAGTTTTATTATCCTTTGTATAAGTATAAGGTTTAACATAAATGTTTTCGGCTTTTAAAAGATTCAATGCAACTGGAGAATCAATTAAATATTGATATCTTACATCTAAGTCTTCATCAGTAATCTTTTCAACATCAAGTCCAGGGATTGTTGGTTGCAATACATTATCTTCATCAAGATAAGTGTAATCAGATAATTCTTCTGCAGTAATGATTGTGAAATGTTCTGTGAATAATCTTTCTTGGATCACTTCAACACTACCAGTTACTCCAGGTTCTGCTGTGAATGGAGCGTAAATACGGCCCCAAACATTTGCACCAAGCATTGGTGAAAGTTTCGGATAATAGAATAAAGTTCTCGCATACATCTCTGATGGGGAATCAAGAGTAAGTGATACAATGAATTTTTCAATATATGGAGTGACTTCAGTAGTAGTGCTTCCTGATGGTAATGCTGCTTTCATACGGGCTCTTACAAATACCATATGAGGATATTCTCCAGTTTGACCATCAATTGAAAATCTAGCTTTATAATTTTCATCAAGAGTACGCCAACTATTAGGTTTACCTGTAGAAGAAACTTCAAAAATCAATTCATTATTATTACTATTCTCATTTCCTCCAACACGGATTGGATTAATAGTAACTTCTTTAACAGGATTGGTGATAATTGGATTTAAGTATAAGAAATATTCTTCAGTAGTATCACGGCCACTAGTATATTCACGGATGTGACATTGGAAAGCAAAATCCTGTGGAGTTAGTTGACCAAATTTATATTGTACTTTCAAATCATTACGGCCATAACGCATAAATCCTTTACCATTATTTTCAGATAAGAATGCATCTCCACCAGCATATTTCTGGTCTCTTGCACAATTACGGCCCCATCCCCCCCATCTTGGGCAATGGTCATAATGACTTAATGGACTGAATAATACAATAGCATATTTTTCACCAGCATTAACAGTAATAGCTTTATCCAAAAGGAAATTTTGGAAGCTTGGACTTGTTTTAGTTGGATAATAAATACTTTGTGCTAATGGTTTTTTAGGACTTCCACTTGGCCATGCAACATATTCATATTGTTTAGGATTATATGATACTGCTTTTTTCTTTGTTTTATTCCAGTAAGTTCTCTCAACTTTTTTCTGTTTTGTTTTCCAGATTTGAACAATTAATGGACTTCCCCAGTTACTGGAGGTAGTACCATTATTTTCAAGTTTTAAATCAACAGATTCAAGTTTACCATCTGTAATGCCATTTGGTATTGTGAAAGTTTGAGCTCTTACAACAGAAGGGATTTCCTCATCAAAACAATCAGCTAACCAATCAGGCCGTACTTGATATGATTTACTTTTATCATAACCCACATACCATGCACTATTACAACCTTGATTTGCAGCAATAGTTCTGCAATCAAGATTAACTGTACTTTCCATAACCATTGGGACACAGGCCCTCATTTGCTCTCCAGTAATAACGCCATTTGTTTTAACAGGAATAGTTTCAAAAGCACAATCACTATTGTTTTCATCAATGATTGTGAAATCTGTGAAATCAACAATTACTTCTTCAGCAAGATCATCATTAAAAGTAACAGTATTCTTCCTAGAATCCTCACCACTATTTAACTTACAACCCCAACTATTCAGGGAATCTAAGACAATTGGTGAAAACCTTTTCCTCACAGCAGGAGGAGTCAGATATTCTAATTCTTCAACTTTCTTTTTCAACCATTCATCATTCTTACAATTCTGCTCAGCCCATTGAACAGTAGGATACATTTGTTCTGAGAATGATTTAATTTCACTTAACTTTTTATATTCAGCAGGACAATTATCAACCATACATTATCACCTTGTTGCAATTAAAATCTTCAAATCATTCGGATCACTATTATTAATCGTACGAATAAACAAAGTCTTCGTATTATCATCATAAAAATAAGCACCAGTAGCAGATTTCAAAGCATTTAAAGTTTTAACACCTTTATACCCATTAATTGATTTAGCAACACCGCTAACTTCTTCAGAAACACCAACAACAGGATTCTCTTCAACAGTAAAATAAATATTATACCTTGTATTACCAGTATCAGCACTTGAATAATGCTGCCAATTACTCCTTTGACTACTGGTTAACAAATCAATAGTATAAGTGACTTCAACACTATCAATATCATTAGTTATGAAAGAATCATTGATAGCATCATAAACATCATGACTTATCAATACATCACCACTAACTGCACCAATCTCAGTAGTGCCTAGAATCTCTTTTGCAGTGCAACTACAACTTAAATTAATCTGTTTAGTTTCAAGATTAACTTCACAAACACATTTTTTCCGGACAGTCTCATTTCCAAGACTAATATCCGATTTCATAGCAACAATACTACTATTACCAAAAACAAGATATTCTATAGGAGTAAATTCATTATTTATAATCCTGTTCAATAGAAATGATTCACCTAACAATGTAATCATATGAATTTCACCTCAGAGTTATTAATTTTCAATTTTGTATTAACATTAACCTGATTAGATTCCCCTACAGTTTCAGAAGATTGGATTAAGTTAATATGAATCTTTTTTGTTGGGGAAATCAGTTTTTGCAACCTAATTGTAAGGTTAGGTACATTTTCACGTGAAATGTTCGCAGGTATTTTGTTCGGGTCGAAATATAGATCATAATTGTTTGGTGTCATATATGGCTCATGCCAGAAATGTTTGCAATGTTTATTTACCATAATTATGACTTCCCTTTTTTATTTTAAAAAAAGAAGATATTATTCTTCAATAATAATATCTTCTTCATAAGTTTCATCATGAATTTCTACAATAACATGATAATCTTTTATTGTTGAAGTACCACATCGACCAATACCGTTATTATCAGTTTGTGTTCCGAAAGCGCTTCCATCATCTAATTTGATTGTGATAGGAGTGTTCGGATAGTCGGTATGTGCTTCAATTTGGAGCACTTCTATTTGTTGAGTTCTTTTGTCGTCAATTGGTATTTCTTCGGTTTCGATATTATATTCAAGTTTGAACATGGTTTTTCACCTCGAGTTTTGATATAAAGTCAAAAGATTTGACTATAAAAATAAAGAAAATATGTAAAAGATAAAGATAATATACTCACATTCAACCAATGGAGTGGAACAGACTATGATAAAAATACTACTGGTTTTGCACATTCAACAGATGTTACAATCTATTCCTCATCTGAAAAATCAGTTACAGGGGATTATAGTTTAAAAGCAAAAGTAACCGGAAGCGGAAATAGTAAATGGTTTAGAGTAGCCCCTACAATAAGCGATGATAGTTTAACTGACATTACTACTTCACTAAAAATATTAACCTATGCTAATGCCCAATTATTCATAACTCAATATTCAGGTAGTACTTCAGTTAAATCTAATAATATATCTATCAGCTCATCAGATGATTGGCAAACAATAACTCTTACAGACACTATAACATCCAGTATTGATAATATCCAGTTCCATATTAGTTTTTATGGAAATCAGGGAGAGGAATGTTATACTGATGATTGGAAATTAATCATAACATAATATTTTGTAAAAGATAAAAATAATTTGTATCCTTATCAAGTATGGTCTTGTGGGGATTATGATTCCAGTTTGCCTTTAACTAATTCGGATCATAATGTTTCTATGGAAATATCTGGTGAATATTCTGTGAATGGAAATAAAAGTTTCAAATTCGTGAAATCAAATGAAAATACTGCATTTATTATGTATGATTGCCAATTTTCAGAACAAAAACCTTTAACCCTTACAGGGAATATCAACACAAATATTCGTTGTGTTATCGCATTAAGGTTAAGGAAGGATTCTGAAAATATAACTGTAAATTCTGTAGACATATCTTCTACAGGGAATTTTGAAGTATCTGTTACTCCAACAGAAGAATATGATTATACCCGACTATTTATTACAGTATATGGAACTACTGGTAACATCATCTATTTAGATAATCTTAAATTGAGTACTTAGTAAAAGATAAAACCAACATTTTATCTATAAATTTATGGAGCGGAGGGGAATTAAATGATTCCGTTTCTTCCTCTGAAATTACATTAGTAGGATACTCCGCAACAGCATCTAATGAATTTGCAAGTAATGGATATAAAAGTTTAAATTTAACAAAAACAACTAATTCCTCAGATTACGTTAGAATACCATTTGATATATCTGAAACTTCCAGTTTAACATGTAAATTAGATATATTCACACCAAATTGTAGTTGTACTGTAATGTTATTGCAATACAATAGCAGCAATACTCTGGTTAATCAAACATCTGTTACTGTAAATCAAAGCAATGAAAAATCATCAGTCCTTATTGAACCTTCATTACAGGAAACATGTACTCATTGTAATATTCAAATTAGGGAAAATGATACTACTCAAGGAGTCTCCTTTTGGGTAGACAATATTCAATGTTATCAGTAAAAGATAAAAACAATTTATTACCCTATAATAAATGGTCCTGTGGGGAATACCAAAATGCAGATAATTTTTATATATTTAGTGGGAATAAAGAACTCACTTCAGACCATGTAAGTATTGGAAACAAAGCTATCCATTTTTATAATAACCCCCCTTCAAATATTAGTATAGGAGTTACATACTTAGATGTTTCAGAAGATCAAATAGGTAAATCATTTGAATTCAAAGCAAAAGTATATAATCCTAATGAGAATGCTTTGGTTCAAATGATTATTGGAACTCCAACTGAAAATATCAGAAATATTGTGATTCCTCAAAATACTGATTTTGTTGAAGTTAGTTCTACATCCATAACTGTTCCTGAAACAAGTGACTTAAGATGTATTTTTAATGTTCGTGAAACTGACAAGGTATACAATTTATTTGTGGATGATATCTCATTAACCATTCAGTAAAAGATAACGATAACCTCCTCACATTTAACCAATGGGTTTGTGGAGAATACTCAAATAACTTTACAGATTTCAATGTTCCAAATCCAACATATACTTCATTAACTGAAGAATATGCTTTCAATGGAAACAAATCTATTAAACTAATTCAATCAAATGGATCAATAAATATAGCTTTGCAATTGAATTTAGATTTGGGTTCTGATTACATTGGTAAAACTTTAAAGTTTTCTAGTAAAATATTTAATAAAGATGTGTCTACATCTGCATTGAAAGCATATATTAGTAATTCTCAAGTAGCTAGTGTGGATATTCCAGTTAATTCTAGTTTTAATTCTTATAATTTGCAATTTGAGTATACTGGAACTGCAGTAATTAGTTTTATTAATTATGGTTCAACTTCTGGTCAAGAAATGTTTATTGATGATTTGAAATTAGAAGTCATTTCATAATTTTGTAAAAGATAATGCGAACTTATGTACTTATAATGTATGGGCATGTGGAGAATATCTAAATTCCACCAACGTGTTTGTTGTTATTCCTCCAAATGTAATACTTTCAACTGATTATTCTACAATAGGAAACTCTTGTTTTAAAATAACAAAAACAACAAACAACAATGAATATCTGGGAATAGATGTGATATCTCTAAGTGAAATTGATACAACTAAATCTGCAAAAATATCAGGAGATATTTATTTACTTAATGGGTCTTGTACCATACAGCAACGTTTTTATGATGAAAATAACACCCAACTCAATGCAGACTCTATTCAAATTACTCCTTCAAAACAACATTTTGAAATAACTTCCCAATTAGTAAGTGATTTAAGTAGGATTCGTTTTTTTATCACATTTTCAGGAATGGCTGGAGATGTTTATTATCTAGATAATCTATCTTTATCCATTCAGTAAAAGAGAAACGAAATTTACTCTCACACAGTTTATGGTCCTGTGGGGATTTCAATGAAGAGGTCATCACTATTATGCATTCATGGAATACTAATACACTTGAAATAACCTCCGACTATGTAACCATTGGAAACAAAGGATTAAAAGCAACACAATCCGGAAATGGAAAATTTATAGGCCCACAATTAACTGATGTAAGTGATTGTATTGGAAAAACATTAAAATTTTCTGTAGATATTTTAACTCTCCACGTTGATTTGAAAATTACATTAATGCAAAACAATGGTACAACTTATACTTCAACTCAATCTACAAGCATTTCAAGTGGGTCATCTACTCATGCTGAAGTAAGCTCAACAATTGAAAGTGATACTACAATGATCTGGATAAGAATTGAACAATCAGGTACCTCTTGGGGAACTGGAGAAATATTTTATACTGATAATTGGTGTCTAGAAGAAGTTTAAACTTTCTCTAAAATTATCTCATCAACATAAACAATACCCACATGATTATTATTGTTCACTTGTACTTTTAATTTCCCAGTAGCTTGAGTAACAAAATTAGTTATACTCATTGTTTGAACAGAATCAGAAGAATCAATAGTTACAGATTGAACATGCCCATTAGCTACTTCAATAAATTGGAATTTTACAGATACTCCACTATTATTATAAACTTTTATTGAAGAGGAATATGTTTCATCAGGAACAACATCTATTCCAATAAAATTTATAAATAAAAATGTTTCAGTTTCATCGAAGTTTATTTTAAATGATTTGTTTCCTTTAGTTGAAAAATCTGATGAGGAAGACACTTTATGGATATGCCCATCAAGTATTCCTGTAGTGTTGTTGAGGTAATCTGATCCACTCCAAATATTATATTCTGCAATATTTGTGTTATCTTTTACTGAGCAATCAATTTTAAATTATCTACGAATATTTCAGTTCCAACAGCATCATAACTAGCAATCTGAATTACAAATGTATCATTAGTATCAGAACTGTTTAATGATATTGAAAATTCTTGTGTACTATTTTTAGGAATATTAATAGATTGCTGTGTAACAGTTGAGGAATCGGATTGTTCAATTAAATAGATAACTGTAGGTTCATCTTTTGATGTTTTTATATTTCCAGTTAATACCACAGTTTTTGATGGAATGCTTTCATTATATTTAGTGTTGCTGCTGAAACTACTAGTTTGGATTTTTAAGATTTTTAAACTTCTAAAACCATTAACACAATAATCTGTACTGGATGATAATGTAATTCCACCATTCCCATTGAATGTATTTGTGTTTTCTAGGTAATCTGTGCAGGACCATTGTTGATGGGATAATAAATTCTCTTTATCTTTTACTGAACAATTATTAATGAAACATCATCAATATATAGAATTAATGGATTACGTGCAATATATTGTAATATTAAATTAGATGATTCTTCAGATTTTGTTCTTGATATAGTAATTTCTTGAGGGGCTGCATTACTTGGGATATCTACAGAATTATATGAGTCAGTTTCTGCTAGTCTCAATTGTACTGTATAACCAGTATTATTTAGAATGGTTATTTTTGCAGATATTTGAGAGCCCACAGCTAATTCGGTGAATCTGTCAAGACTTACTACTGCATACCCTTCAATTGTACTTGTTACTTTTAAACTTCGCTCACAATTTGAAGCCCAATCAGTAGATGATAATAGTTCGATAGATGGGGAATGTTCAAATCCTGAAGTGCTTTTTAAATAGTCTGTTCCAGACCATGCATTATGATTTACTAAATTGTCTTTATCTTTTACAGATTATTCTTTCATGCAAAATAGATCATCAATATATAGTTCTCCATTTGATTGATTAATAGCAAAAACTAATGATGAAATCTCTTGACTAATTGTTCCAGAGATAGTTATTTCTTGCATATTATCTGATGTAGGTACTGTAACAGTTTGCAGATTACTATATGCTCCATTAACATTTTCAGATAATCCCATAGTCAAAGTACTTATAGATTTATTTAAAATTTTACATTTAAAAGTAACAGTATCTCCTTCATTCAATCCAAGTATATGGGTTTTGATAGTTTGATAAACAATACTTTCTGTTTCATTAAGTATTTTTAGACTATGCAATCCATTAACAACCCAATCACTACTTGGGTTTGCAGATATTGTGCTTTTCACAGTAAAATCAGTTAAATCGTTGGAATAATCTGTTGCTGACCATACATTATATCCGAGTATGTTAGTTTTATCTTTTACTGAGCAACAATAACAAAATCATCAAAATAAGATGATTGTAAACTTGTAGTAACACTCAATCTAATACCTCTGATATTATTATCAGAAAGTGTAAATGAGATAGTTTGAACAGTATCTGATGCAGTATAAAATATTGCCATATTCTCTGATTCTCCAATTAAAAGTCTAATTGCACCATTAGCATTAGGAGAATACACTTTTACAGTAAATTGATAATCTCCTGTAGGTAATTCAAAACCATATTCTGAAGTATACCCAGTATAATCCTCATTAACCCTAGTTAACTTAAAGCTACGTTCCCCAATACTAGACCAATCTGTTGATGAACTGATAATATTTGGTCTATTAAATCCTGAAACAGATTTGAGAACATCGGTACCAGACCATACATTATTATCAGGGATAATGTTATTTTTATCTTTTACGGATTTGTTTCGGTTATAATAATATTATCTAAGAATAAGATAGTGTCATTTCCATACCTTACAATTCTAATGCTAATATACTTAACCCCTTCAACTGTCACATCAGTTAAAGTTATTGGATTTTGTGAAGCACTACTTGCCCCCACTTGCACAGTCTTCAAGGATTGGTGGTTGGAATCATATTGTATTATTTGTAAATGAAATGATGAAGTAGTTATATTTTGGTCAATAGATACTTGTAAACTTTTATTTTCTAAAGAATATTCCATAGAATTCCATAAAGTAATATAAGATGTATCTGAGGTATTAGTTATTTTAAAACTAGCATTATGATTTGTTGCCCATTCATTACTTACTATTCCTTGTGCTGCACTCAATGTTAAACCAGAAGTAGTATTAGTATATTCTCCACCTGACCATAAGTTATGAGATGCAAGGTTATTTTTATCTTTTACATATAACATTCTAATGAATCAATATAAAAATTAACTGGAGTACTCGCATCAATAGCACCTATATTTAATTTAACACTATCAGTACCCTCAGTAATAGTTGTTGTTAATTCAATATTTGTTCCTTGAGCATTATCACTAACTGGAACGGTAACAGAAGTATTAACAGTATCATTTAATAATAAATGTGATTTACATTGTGAAAAAGAATATATTTTTGCTTTAAAAGTAATTGATTTGCCAATATCATCTTCAGATATACTTACAGGGAATCTAATCCAAGAAGAAGGAATATATTCTCCTGAAGTAATGCATTTTATTGATTTATTCCCATTGGTAGACCAGAATGAGGATATTTCAAATACTATTCCATTTCCTTTTGAATATTCTGAGGAATTTAAATCATTAGATACTTCTCCACCACTCCATACATTTGCAGAATATAAGTTTCTGGTATCTTTTACTGAGCAATTAATTCCCAATTATCCATATACAATATTGTTCCCAAAGAAACTGTATCAATACGACATAATACATAATCGGTATTTTCTAAAATACTAGTTGATACACTAAACTGATTATTTAAGTTATCTGAAGTTACACTTACTCTATCGCTAGTATAATCTCCATTAACAGAATTATGTTGATATATCGCTAAATTTACTTGGGAATTTGTTAATATATTAGCTGAAAAAGTTAATACGTGGCCAATTAAAGTATCAACATTTACTTTATAACCACAATATACATTTGAAGTAGTTTCCTTTATTTTAACTGAATAATCTCCTTTAATAGATAATTCATTTGAAATTTGATAGAAATCAACTCCATTAGTTACATTAAATATTCCTGTTGTACTATAATCTCCCATACTCCAAGTGTTATATCCCAATAAATTATCTTTATCTTTTACAGATTTTAAGATTCTAATAATTCCCACTTATCAGTATAAAAAGTAACATCCCCTGATGAAGATACCACTCGCATTTTTAACTCTGTTAAATTGGATGGAAATTGACTTGAAGAAATACTAACAGATAATGTGCATGGTTCTCCAGTTGTTGATTCACTACTGTATAATACTACATTAGTATCCCCCACAGCGATTAATAATAATCGTACTGTGGAATCAGTTAAAATATCTAGTTTAGCAGTGTAATTTTTAGTTGAATCTACAGAAATGTAGTGATATTCTGTGTAATTAGTAGTGTTGACAATTGTATGGTTTATACATTGATTACCATTACTGGACCAGTCAGAAGATGGGGTTACATTGGAATTTCCTTCAGTTGATGCAAGATATCCTTGAGTAGTATGTTCAAATGAAATACTATTATTATAATCACTTCCAGTTGCTAAATCAAAAGGTAAAATATTAGTTTTATCTTTTACAAACATGCGGATATCATCTCCTGCATGTGTGCCTCTCACAACTGCATGAACATCATAAATATCCGCTTCAGTAACACGATGACTGAAAGTGGAAATACCATTACTATCAGTAGCATCCATACCCAAGAGTGTGGTGCCTTTATACCATTCAACTACTTTGTTCGCTAATGCAGTATTGTTTTTATCTTTCACAGTACAAGTGTAAGTTACAAGACCAGTTACTACAGCATTTTCATTTGTTATATTTACTTTTAAATCATTTTGGTTCATAAAATCATCCATTTCAGATAGTTTTTCATTCACTCCTAAATCGGAGAGTACTTGAGTTACTTCGTCTTCAATATTAAGCAAGTTTTCTATATCCGGCAATATGATTCACCTCTATTTGAATTTTGTATATTTGATTGTATAATCATCGTAAACAATAGCCATTAACAAACCAGTTAAGGATTCTAATTCAGCACGGGTAATGTTTTCTGATGTGCTTGTTGAATGATATCTTTCAAATTGCACATTGTCGCCTACTTTGTTTAGATTCATAATACAGTTATCTAAGTCACCAAGAGTAGTGATTTCAGATATTGGTTTAGTTAGATAATTCCAATCACGTGTACTCTCGTCATATTGTAAATCTGTTACAACATGAGTATAATCTGATAAAACACTAGCTAAACTAATGAGTATGGTTAATGTTTTACTTGCATGTGAATCATCATAATCCAAGTCTCCAGGATAATTTGCATTTAATATTAATTCTCCAGGATTATTTGGTGTTAAACTTCCAGAATATTCTCCATTAGAATTGGTGGTGTAATTCTGGTTGTTTACATTTATGATTTTATTAGCGATTGGATCATCATATTTATCAATTAATGTTCCGCTGAAACTAATTGTTTCACCAATGACATATGTTGTCTTTGAAGTGTTTAATGTGAGATATGATTCACCAAAGACATGTGCAGTTGTATATTGAACATCATATGGATCATATTGTATTCCAACAAGTAATCCTCGTAGATTCATCATATCTGTTTTTGAGAGATAATTCTTTGTTGAATATGAATGGAATCTTCCAAATTGGACATCATAATTTTTATATTTGAGATTTAATATTGCACCGTTTAAATCAGCGAGAGTGTTTATTTCATTCACTGGTTTAGTAGTGTAATCCCAATCTTTGGTGGTTTCGTTGAATGTTAAATCCATTACGACAAAATCATATTCAGATAGGAATTCTCTTAATCTTAGGTTTATATTTGTGGTTGCAGTTGCTGTTGATGATTTGTATTCTTCGTCTCCAACAAATGTTGCATTTAATGTGAATTCTCCTATTTTTCCTGCAGTTATGTTACCAGTATAAATTCCGTTTTCATTGGTTGTGCATGATACGGTGTTTTGGTTGTTATCAGAAACAAGGATTGTTTCATTTGCTACAACATTTCCGTATTTGTCGATTAATGTTCCTCGGAATTGTACTGGTGAACCAACTACGTAATTTCCTGTTATGAATTGTAAATCCAATCTTGTGATTATAAGTATTGGAGCGTTTGTGAATAGGATTAATATTTTTGCGAGTTCACCGTTACCATTATTGTTTGTGAATTGGGTGTCTGTTACATTACAGATGTCTCCATGGTATTGTAATGTGAGGTCTTGTAATAGTACGGTTGTGTTTGCTGTTAATGTGAAGAATAGGTCTTCTTGCAAGTTTTCTATTAGTACGCTTCCACATCCCATTATTGTGCAGTTTTTGGTTATGTTGATTGGAGTGTTTATTTCATATATTCCGCTTAATAATATGATTAGGTTTTTATCTCCATTAACTGAGTCAACTGCTTTTTGGATTGTTTTGAATGCGGAGGCACGTGTTTTACCATCATTATTATCATTACCTGTTGAAGGGTTTACATAGAAATTTCCATTGTTACATCCTCTGACTGATATGATGATTTCTTGTGTTCCGATAATTTCCCCTTTACTGTCTTTGCCGACAATGCGGAATGTATTGTCTTTATCTCTTGGAATGTCTTTACTAGGGATTGTTTTTTGTGATTCTTTAATGTCGCCGTATAGTAGTTTGTTATCGAGATAGACATCTACAGTATGTTCGTCTGTTAATTCATGTGCAAGACTATCTAAAAATTTGAAGTATAGGATTACGTCTTGATTTTTTACTGGGATTTTTGTTGATGCTTTAACGAAGAAGTATCTTCCAAGGTCAGTTGATCCATCACAGAATGTGTCTAAATGTTCCCATGGTTCTGGTGTCCATGGGGTTATTTCTCCGGTTTCTTCGTTTAATGTTCCGCTGAACCATCTGTCACCATCACTAAGGTAGTTTCCTTGTGCATCTTTTCTGTTATCTATGAAGTTGGGATGTTTTTCTAAGTCGAAAACTTTGAGCAATAGTTTTTCTCTGTTTTCAATTGTTGCATCGATACCGTATAATTTCCAGATTTCAAGTACTGGTGCGGGGGTGTCGTGTAATCTTAGATTGTATTCCAGTTGTCGTTTCATGTAGTGATAATCATCTTCGGTTGCACGGTCATTGTATGGTGGTTCTGTTGCAGGGTAAAGTTCAGGGTCAACGATTAAATATTTTTTACGTGGAATGTTTGGTTCGCCTAGTTTGTCCAGGCTTATGTCATGGTCGAATTCATTTCCTTGTATTTCATCGTTTTCTGGCCATCCTTTCACTAAGGTGTATTCTTCATATGTTTCTACTTCGATTTTAAATTTATGTTGAGGTATGATATCTGCAAGACTTTTATCTTCAACATCATTTAATGTACTGTCTTCATATGAATACTTAAAGTTATCAATAAAATCAGTATACTCAAATGATTCACTATATATGACATCATCATTTTTGTATAAAGTTACTGTTTTAAGATTTTTGAAATTAGCAACAAAATTAATCACATACTCATAAGGTTCAACCTGATCCTTCCAAATCAACAAATTTTTATTCAATTTGAAATTCTGATAAATCTTAAACAGATCATTATCCAATCTTTGAAACCTACGATTAGTAACCCATTGAGATTTACTGAAATTTGATGAATCACTTTTATCTAAAAACCAAGGAAACATCTCTTTCAATTGTCTTAAACTATCTTTCATCAAACCATCTCAATTGTAATAGTATTGGTTTTCCCAATCTCTTCATCACGGATAGCTATATAATCTTCAGGATATTTGAATTGAATACTTTTTAATTCAGGTATTTCCGCATCCAAGAATACTGCAAGTTTATGCGGTATGAAATCTTCACCAATATTCAACCCATTTGTCCAGGTCTCATCATTTCTGTACCCTCCATCAATGAAAACTTTGATTGCAGATTCGATTTTTGATTTAATATCTTCTTTCTCCAATTCACTATACGGGTTGATTTGGTCAATATCAATATTAACTACTGCATAAATATCAATATATTTCTCTGATGGAGCGAACATTGTAATATCTTCATTAGCTTGTGAAACAACATTCTGCAAGTCATCATAAGCAGCATTTAAAATATATGGTGTTCCAGGGTCAAGGATAACTTTCATCGTACCTGTACCATTCCAATTAGGTATTAATTTATACCCTTCAATCCCATCGAAATTAGCGAAGTATTCTTCATATGCAGCATTGGAACCTTTAATTAGAATTTCACGCCATTTATATAATAATTCACGATATTCATCATCTGAATATTCATCAGTTCCACCAGTACTTGCCTTTGCATTGGTAACTAAAAAACGATACGGAAGATTGGAAACTACATTTGTTATTGCATTTTCAATAATTCTAACATGACTTCCAGATTCAACACTTAAACATTGTACTGTAGCGGAAGCACTATCAACAGGAATGTATAATGGTTCAACTGTTTCATATTGAATACCGTTTTCTGTTGAAACAATTATTCCTTCTTCTAATGAAATATCACTGGTTAATTCTCCTTCATTATATGTGAATGTTACTTCAACACTTGCTGCGGTTGCACTTGGACGGGGTATTCCTTTTTCATCTCCGAAATTATCAAGGTCAACGCCTGTTGCTAATGCAAGATTATTACTGTTATAGATTAGTGTAGCACGTTCGTAGAACATTTCAAACATTTTACTGATGGCTGATTTATCCATAACATAATAGTTACTGATATCCTGCCGGTTTGCTATTACTGATGAGAAATCATCTGCTTTACTGATTAATCCCATTTCTACACTATCATCCAATACGGCTTTAAAAATTTCATCATAATCTTGTTCTTCATAATTCATATAGTTACGCTCCCCGTTATCTTTTCATCATTAATACTTGTTACATTAAATTCAACAAAATATGAATGTGTATCAGATTCGGATACTTTTAAATTATTTACTTCTTGTATTCTCCGCATTTTTTCAAGGACTTCGGAAATAAATAATTCGATTTCATATCTGACCATTTCCGATTTATTTGCTTTGATTAATTCATGAGCTCTACATCCAAATTCTTCATATAATGGAATAAAATCAAGTTCATTGAATCTTGTCATAATTGCAATACATATAGCATTATGAAGAGACTCTTTTCCAGTAACGTTTACATAATCCCCATTTTCCATTTGAATATCCCAATGCTCCGAAGTAGGACTTATAGGCCGTACTTGAACGTCTTCATTCAAAGTCTTAAAATGCTGATAATCCTCACTTTCATAATTAATGGGTAGCGTCATTATTATCCTCTCCTTGTTCAGCTAATGCTTCAGCTACTTTCTGTGCAATCAATTCATCAACTTCCTCTTTGGTATACACTTCTTCTTTATTATACACTTCATTTTTAGTGTAAACATTAGTTGAATCAGCGTAATCAAATTTCTCCATGTTTTCATCTAAATTCCCAACAGTCATTGTTGGAGTAGATGGCAAACGATATTCAAAACCATCTTTACCGAATTTAATCCAATACAAATTAGTTTCGGTCATTGACATTAACTTAACATTACCTGGAGCAGCAGGATTAAATCCAACCATATCATTTTCATCTTGAAAATAACCAAGAATCAAACTGAAATCTTTATCAGGAACATCAATTAAAAAAACATGTTGGCGAGACTTTGGTATTATCGCGGGTTCTTTAAGATCATCACAAAAAATTTGCTCATATGCTAAAGGAGTGTAAAAATCAATAAGGTCTCCACCATAACGGTGCAATATTTTACAGAGTACTTTTTTATTGGAATTATCCAACTTCACTTCAGCTTTATCCAAGTAGGGATAAAATTTAGTGATAACTCCTGTTTTTGTTTTAAGAGTCTCTGAAACTTTTTCTATTTTTTGAGGAACAGTGTTATTAATGATATGAGTAACTGGTTGGCTTATGGCCTGCATTAATCTATCATCTGTAACTGTAATTTCTTTAGAATCCATTTAATCAACTCTCATTAGAATCATCTGAACTAGTTGAATCATTATTATCATTTGTAGTTTTACTTGGTTTAGTTCCTAAATCCGGAGGATAATCAGTTAAGGTTACATTAGTCTTCCAGTTCGTATCATCATCATGGGAAACTTTTGTTAAGTACATATACCCATTCAAATTAAAAGTAGGGATATAAACACGAACCCATTTTCCAATTCTCCATTCTGGGCCTCCATCAATTTTACATTCCAATTGCCTACCTGAATCTTTTAACAGTTTATTCCATTCATGATAAGCAAAAGCAATAGCATCTTTCTCTGATTTATTAGAAGAAGTAATAGTTTTGGTAACTTCACCAAATCTTTTAATCCGTTCATCATCTTTAATGATATACTGATTATTACTCCATTTCACAATCAATTTATTAGGAGTATTTGGATCAATATCTTTTATAGAAACTCCTTCCAAGAAAACATTAACATCTTCAATTAATTGTAATTTAGCCGATGTAGGGTCCCGTATTTTATTAATGTAAATCGTATCGTCACGCAGATAACATTCAACATCACCATTCCATCCGTATAATACTTCTTTTATAGCATTCTTTATAGATGAACCGGAACTGCTTTTAGATGATGATGTGCCTCCACCCATTGCCTTTAATAGCTCATCAGCCATTTCTTCTTTGGTGGTTCCGAAGACTATTTGACATTTGGATTTACATATCTCATTCATTTGAGCATATGATTTCCCTGCAATCTTATCACAGATACTGGTACAATCTGGGTCACGGCCTATAGGATTGTTTTCAAAATCACTTCGGGATTTCATTCTTGGCCGGCCTAGGTCTCCACGGATAATGAAATATCCATATTTAAATGAGGTATTCCCAAATGTTAAATCTGCAATACTGAATATACCGTCTGCAATAATATATACTCCGATTTTCCCTTTGGCTTTACTGCTGTAACTATAACTTGCAAAAGGGTTCGGAGCGATTTCTAATTTTTCCACAGAATGTCCAGCACTTTCTAATTTTTTAGCTACATAGTTCTGGACTTCTGCATCGTTACTTGCATTAATATCACAACCAAGAACAACACTAGACATGATTAAAACCTCATCCAATTTTTTTTATGATAAATTATGTTTGCTACCGCAGGTGTTATTTTGCCATGTTTCATTCCAAGGCCTTTGGCTTCTTTGGCCTTCAGACCATACAAGGTCGGAATAATATTTAGTGCCTCCTATTTCTATGACTGTGAAGTAATGGGCACTATCACATCGAAGTACAGTATAAGCATTTAATCCTGCACTTTTCATACAGGCCACAGTAAGGATAGAGGTATCTCCACAATTCAAACCATCTTTATGATGTTTTAGACAATTTGAAGGAGTGTGATATCTGGAATCATTGTAATGAGCATACCATATTCCAACTTCATCACGTAATCCTGCGTGAACTGCTTTAGCTTTCTCTAAATCTGATGTTTTACCTTCACACCATTTTGCAACTAATTCATCGATTTCAGCATCACCAATACCTGTGGTTCCACTACTTCCAGATGATGAAACATTAGTATAATCTATAACATCATCCTTTAAACCGGTGACATCTATTTTTGCTTTTAATCCGGCAGCTTCAATCATTTCTTTTAGGATTGCTGACCTTTTTGTCTTGGTGAATGTGAACTGTTTTTCTTGATCTAATAATTTGCTCATTCCAACAAGTTTCAAATCAACTTGGTCTCTTGAAAAAGTTTGCTCACTAATGAATCCTAAAAGACAAGTTACTAAATCATCCCAAACTAATGGTGTGCCGGTTTCGTTTGCTTTTTTCAAACAAACCTTTTTGCCTTTGAAAAATCTTGATGTATCCACTTGAGAAAAAGAAACGGAACCATTGTTACTCATTCCTTCGTAATCTTCATCAAAACCATTCTTATACATATTGTCAAAATATGCGATTTCTTTGATTTCCCCATTCATTGCAATGAATTTTTGTAATTCTTTTTCAGAATCAGAAACATCATCAGAAGATGAGGAACTGGAATTGGAAGTAGTTGTTTTCTTTGAATCCTTTTCTTTTTTCTTTGCAGATTCAGTTTCATAAACTTCAAAACCAGAATAACCTAAAGGAGGTAAAATTGTAGTAGCCATAAACTCTTAACCCTCCCATATTTATTTTTTAAGTAAGTATTGTCTAGTGTATTTACCAAACACACCATCAACTAACAGTTTACCATTTGTAGACCTTTGGAATGCTTTAACAGCAGCAATAGTTCTATTATCATAAACTCCAGTTTTAAACTTCTTATTCAAGTATCCTAAATTAATAAGTTTTTGTTGCAATAGTTTTACACAATTATTCTTTTGACCTTTACGGAATGGAACACTACATTTGAGTAAAGATTTATTCAGTTTAGTTTCTTCTTTATTTGCAGTTTTAGTAGTTGTCTTTTTAGTAGGTGTGATTTTCTTAATATCCGGAACAATTAATGGTGTTTCTCCAGGAATGTTAGAAGTTTTTCCTGGAACTTCAGTAACATCCACATCATATTCAGTATGATATCTTGAACCTTCCTGAATGCTTTTACTGAAAGTCACAATAGCCTTGAATTTACCACCCATTGCTTGAGAAATTATTTCAACAGGTTTGCTCTGTAATTCACGGAGTATTTTATCATGAGCATCCGGACGGCCGTTTTTTGAATAAAGAGTTGTGGTGAAACTGAATTTTCTTTGGATGTATTTTCCTCTTCGAGCTTTCAAAGTACCATTCAATAAAGGCGTGAAATCATATTCACGACGGTTAAATGGTTCATCTCCATCAATATGTTCAGCATAAAAAGGGTATCCTCCAATTTTAATGTTTTCAGAAACTCCAGTAACAATGTCATCGTACATTCCCATATTATATCACCTATATATCAACATCAATGTTTGTAATATGATTCATTCCTTCGAATGCTGTAATCATTAATCTTTGAGCATCTTTAACTGTGTGGTTACGTGCATCAATTCCAACTGCTCCTTCTTGGACAATGATAGTTACAGGACGATTATCTGCTTTTTCTGGTGCATTACTTATTGTTGTTTTTAATGCAGCTATATGTTCAGCAGTTAATGATCCCCCATTGGTGAACATGTCCATGTCTAAGCTTGGGTCTCCGAAACCTTGATAGATTGAATGTCCTAATCCTGCAGCCATGTTATAAGCTGTACTGTATTTGCTTTTCATAGCTTCGAGGATGTAGCCTACTTCGTCCATCATTACATGAGCAAGGTTACCTGGTGAACCTGGGTTAATCGCTCCGACAGATTCGAAACCTTCTTTTGCAGACCTACCTAATGCTGCACCTGCATTATAGAATTCTTGTTCTTTACTTGTTATTGCAGTTAAAGCATATTGGACTTCAGTTGCCATTGTGGATTGTAATTGTAGAGTTGATTTCATACCTGATGTTGTTGCTCTACCTAACATTGCTCCACCAGCTAATGCTTGACTTCCAGCACTATTAATGGCAGATGAAACAGAACCTTGAACAGTAGAAGCTAAAGGTGCTAAACCAGATTGAACACCACTAACAATTTGAGTACCAATACCCATTGCAGGTTCAGTAAAACCAGATGCTGCTGCTAATGTAGTTTTCAAATTCTCTAATGTTGTTTGAATAGCACCAAGCATTGTGTCTGCAGTAGCACCATCAAAAGTAACACTATTGAGTTTAGCTAATTCTGTAGCAGCAGTTTGAACATTAGTCACCGCAGTAGTGATTATACTTGAATCGAATTCTCCAATACCACTACTTCCAATTGTCATTAATGTAGTTGAAACTTCACTAACTTTTTGTAAAGCAGTTCCTATTTGTGTTATTTTTTCTGTGATGCCTTCATCGATTTCAGATAAAGCAGATAATTCTGCGAGCTTTTGAGATGCAGTGATTAAATCGTTTTTGATTTGTTCTAATCCACCGGCAACATCATAACCCCCGAATAATCCTTCTACCCAACTATCAAAGCCTGAACCAACCATTTCTTTAATAGTTGTGACAGTATCATTGACTGTGGTTAATGTGCTTCCAACTTTTTGGATTTTTGTAGAAACATCGTCAGGGATTTCACTTATTCCTGTAAAACCGGCTAATGCTACACTTGCATCTATAATGTCCTGTTTCACATTTTCCAATGCAGTTTGAATGTCCACACCTTCACCGAAGATTCCACTAATGAAACCTCCAATCATATCATCCCAGTTTTGACCGTCACGAATACTGCGTAATGCGGACATAGCATCTCCAACACTTGCGAGACTGTTACATACATTTTGAATATTCTGTGCAACACCACTATCTAATGGGGTGATACCTGAGAATTCATTTAGTTTTTCAGAAGCACTAATAATATCATTTTTAGCTTGTTCTAATCCCGCAGTAACACTATCAAAACCTAAAAGGTTAGCAACAAAATTACTGAAACCTGTTACAATATTATTCCATGTTAAAGAACCCATTGCTTCAGCAACACTACCTAATGTTTCACTAATAGTTTTGATTTTTGTACCAACACTTGGATCAATAGCCACACTATTGAATTGTGCTAATTTTTGACCGGCTTGTTTCAATGCATTTACAGCAACATCTAATGGTCCGAGGATACCGGTGAATCCACCAGTTATTATGGCCAATCCGGTCATTATTGATGCGAATGACATTGCAGCCATAGCAACACCAACCCATGCAAGAGCAGTAGCAACTTGACTTATACCTTTAACAGCACCATCTAAATCGATACTGTCAAAGTTTAATGATTGCATGAAGTCTGCTAATAATTTCAGGAATACCATTGCTTCAGCAGCAATTACTGCAACAATAGGAATCATGATAATGATTACTGCGGATAATGCGAGTAATGGTACAATCATACTTGTGAATGCTGCACTTAAACCAGTTGCCCCTGCAGCTGCGGCTTCAGCACCTACTGCACCAGCTTCCATTGCAGGACCAGCTGCTGCGGCAGTTTCACCTGCTGCTGCGGCTGCACCCATACCTTCAGCAAGACCACTTGCACCTTTTAATGCATCACCAATATCATCTGCTTCTTCTATTACTTCGGCAGTTCCACGAAGACCAGAGATAGAATCTTTTAATCCTCCAAGAGTGTCTTTAAAACTGAATCCTTTGATGTTTTGATATATGCTAGTGTCTAGGCTTTTGAGTTTACTTCCAATATCAATATCCTTAATTCCTGCTAATGATGAACCGAAACTTGTGAATTTTCCTTTGATAGTGGAGGCAATATTACCTAATCCACCCATACTTTTTTCTAAACCAGATTGTAAAGCTCCACCAAAGCTAAAACCTTGAATACTACTGATTATACTTTTAAATGGACTGGTTATTGTTCCTTTCAAATCAAAATTACGGATAGATGAAAATGCTCCAGTAAGTCGGGTTTTGAATCCAGTTACTTTTCCTTTGATTGCACCGGTGAAAGTTTGACCGGATTCTTCCCATTCTCTGAGAAGATCATCATCATACATGAATTCGGATGATTTTGATAATGCATCTGATAATCCTTTGGTATCTCTTTTAACATTTGCAAGGACTTTTTCTGGTGAAACTCCACTCATCATTGAAGCTCTTTTAGCATTTGCTTTTAAGTTAAACTCTCGGATTTCATCATAGAGTTTCTCTGACCGGCTAACTTCTTTTACAACTTTTTCCGCTTCTTTGTTGGCAGTTTTATTTCCTTTTAACATGTCGGCCATGAGCAATGCATCCATTCCACCTTCAACTGCTTTTTCACCTTTGCTTGCAGTTTTAGTTGCTTCGGCTCCGGCACCTACTGCACTACCAACTCCGGCCGCACCGGCACCCATATCCGAAACATTACTAATGGTGTTGATTGCATCTCCAGTAGCTTCAGCTGCTTCACCAGCTCCTTTAATAGCATCTTTTAATGTTCCGAAAACACTGGTTAAATCTTTTACACCTTGAACTGTTGTGGATATATTCCAGAAGCCTCGATTCATTACATCAATACCTCCACTAACGACGAGCATTGATGCTGCAAGACTTCCTCCTAATTCATTATCCAAGTCAATGAATCCACGTTTAATATCCTTGATGAATGGGAGGAATTCGTTACCGATTTTTTTACCTGCACGACTGAAACTTTTACCGATTAATGCATCTAAACCAGTATTGGTTTGCATTAATTCTTCTGTTGAACCAGTTACTTTATCAACGGCTTTCATGAATCCTTCAACATCTTTTTCATCACCATTCCAGTAACCTGTTCTTTTCAATGCATCTTCAGTAATACCGTATTGGTCCAAGGATGCGAATGCTCCTTTAATACCTTTACTTAAATCCATCATGGATTGTTGAGCAAGGTCTGTTGAACCTGTTTGTGCTAATACTGCTGCACCGAAGTTAGCTATTTCATCTGTGACATTAGTCATTTCTTTATCAGTAGCACCAGTAGCGGATTTGAATGCTTTCAAAGCAGGAATCAATTCTTGCATTGAAGTTAAACTTGCATCAGTAGTTTTATCTACTTTTTCATAGAATGCATCGTAATTTTTACCAGCATCGTCAAGCATGTTTTTGAGGAGAACGGCATTGGTTTCGGCTTTACTGGTGGTTCCGAGAATATTGTCTAATGCAGATTTACCAGTCAATGATTGCATTACATTATCAGTTACTTGGCCTAGATTCATCATTCCCATGTTGATACTAGATAAAGCAGAACTGATACTGCTTGCCATGCTTTTAGCATTACTATCTACTTGACTGAAAACATTAGAAGCATTATCTCGGCCTCCAATAGTTAACATTATTTCTTCTGTAGTATTGGCCATTATTACCTTCTCCTCATACGATTTTTCTGTTTAGCTTTACGAGCCTCTTTCTCCATTTGGCGGATTCTTTTCTGCTCCGCTTTGATTTCTTCACCATATTTCCGCATTAACATTATAATATCCCAATCACGGTCATAGAAGCCACGAATGACTTCAGATATTGGGATGGATAAATGTTTGCTGACTCTGAAGTATACTTCCCCAACGAAACTATCTAACATCTGGAAATAAGTCAGCTTCAAAACCTTCATCAATGCGGACTATTTCTTTACATTTGTTGTAGATTAAAACACGTGCTCCAATGTCCATTTTATGCCAGAACTTTTTGCGTTGTGTTTTAGTTAAGTCCATATCATCAACCAGTTCAACATGGTCGATTAAAAAATTAGTAATTACATCATTGTTTTTGTCAACGTCTCCAAGTTTCTCGACAATTTTGTCTTGAATGGATTGTTGCATTTTTTCTTCTTCTGGGGATAATGGCACGCCGTTAGTTGCTTTACTGAAAACCATTTTCTCTGATTTGTTTAAATCACGGAACACTCTTGTTTGAGCATCTAATAAATCCATATATTCATTATCTGATAATGGGTTTAAGCGGAATTCTAAACGGTAGATTTGGCCTTGTATCCTGCAATGCATGTCAAACCTGTAACGGTTTGGATCATCTAAAATGTTTAACAATTCACTTGAAGATTTAATAATTTTAATATTAGCGTCAAGATTCTCTTCTAATTCCACACTATCATATTTGGAGAAATATTCACGATATTTGTCTAATAATATTTGTAAATTGTCTAATTCTTCTTGTGTGAATTCTTCTCCATTTATACATTTTTCTGCTAGTCTTTTTTCATCGTCTTCAAGGTATCCTAAAGGTAATCTTTTACATTCTTCAGGGAATACGTTTTGAAGAGCATACAAATCTTTTGCATCTATCATTTATACGGCCTCCTGTGAAAAAAATAATTAGTTTTATTATCATGAAAAAAATAATGTGAATTAAATTAAAATAAAAAAAAAGATAAAAGAAGAACAAAAGTTTTTTATTGTCTTCTTCTTTATGTTCTAGGTCTTTCAACGCCTAAAGCGTTTCCTGAACAATCGATGGATGCACCATCATCACCATGACTCATTGTTAACTCAGTGATTTTACAATAAGTCAAAGTTAATCTATGATTGTATTTTCCGCCTTTACCGAAGTTGTAATATTGGATAGGGAATAATTTACCGGATAATTTGTATTCTAAAAGTAAATCATAATATTCTGGTTCTACTCCAGATAAACCCCATTCAACAGTATCTTTTTTACTGGACCTACGAGTACCTTGTTCAGAATTGGTTACATATTTAATGTCTCCTCCTTCTTCACCAAGGTCAACATTATTTTCATTAGATAAAATGGTAGTTCCATCTAATCTCATTTCAGCAAGGTCATAAGTATTATTGGTTGGATCAACAGTTATTGCCATGTTATCTAGCTCCCGATAGTTGTGTTAGGTGCTTCAATGTATAAACTGAAGCGGATTAATTTAGTTGAATTTACAGGTACTGCTACACCTTCAACTAATAAATCATCTGGATTTGATGCTGATTCTTTAACATCAATGTAAGTTCCTTCCATCATGTAGCCGGCTTCTCTTTTCTCTGAAACTAAATTATCGATATCTGCTTGGAGATAGGATAAATTGATTTCAGTTTCGTTTCTTTTGAGTTGTGGGTATAATACTTCAAAAGCGTCACGGATAAGTTGGTCTACATTTCTTCTTGCGTGTAATAAGCAATCGTTTGGTCTGTTATCCGCATTTTTAGCAAATGAGGTTGATACTGCAAGACAGATTTTTGGATGAATGCTTTTTCCAGGTTTTTCATCTCTGTTGAAAATGATTCCTGCGTTTTGGATGTCATCTTCATCATCATCAGTTCTTTCAGTAAAAGTACCTGGAGAAACTGATCTGTATTCTCCATAACCTGGTTCTTCAGAGAAGTGAGTTGTGAAGATTCTTGCACAGGTAATTCCGAATTCAGCAAATGGTCCGACTAATGCAACACGTGAAGATTGAACATATTTTGATTGTTCAGAATCAGTTAAAGCTGCTAATTCAGTCATGCTCATTCCGTCAACAGCATAATATAAAATTCTTGGATTTCCTTTTAATCCGTCTTCAGTGATTTTTTCTAAAGCAGATTCGACTAATGGAATGATAGCTGCTGCACCATCAGTTTTCTTAAATCCAACAAGCACTTCAGCTTGAGCATCTCTTTTAATTTTTGCAGATGCAAAAGCAGCAGTCCATGCAGTATTGTCAAGAACTGGTGATTGACCGGAAGTTTTCCCAGTACCTAAGTCAATGACATACACGTAAGGTACGGTAAGGTCATCAGATTCTTTTTTAACATTTTCATCAAAGAATCCTTTTAAATAGTTAAGAACTGGATTTGTAGTAGGGTCAGTTCCGATTCCTCCGTTAGCAACAGATTTTGCAGCGGAAGTATAATTTTTGAATTTTAAAATACCTGTCGCAGGAGTTTGATTATTAGTAATACCAATGATAACTGGTATTTCTGCACCATCTCCATTTGGTGTTGGATTTGACTCTATTTCACCATATTTAATTTTTGGAGTTTCAGTTAAACTAATTGACATATTTTCTATTCTCCTAAAAAGTTTTTAACATGTTTATCAAGTTCATCCATTGTAATGGATGGAGTAATATCTTCAATACCATATTCAGACTCTTCTTGTCTGTATTGAGCCAATAAACCTGCACTAGACAAAGCTCCTATGATAACATAATTTTTAGCAGGGTGCTTTTGGACTGCTTCGTAAAGGATTAATTTTTCTTTACCTTCAGCCTTTTTAGCAGGAGTATTGGTTTCAGATTTTTTATCAGATTTTTTAGCTGTCATAATAAATCCTCATTAAATTTAATTTCATCGAATAATCTTCCACCAATAGGATAAAACTTGTAATATTGCATGTTTAATTTGAAAATAGTCCGTAGAACCGGTTCTGAATCTCCCAGTTCATCTAAATCAGTCATGCTATTTACGTAGAATGTCCTTTGTGGAATATTGAAATTTTCAAAAAAAGAAGTGAAATTTTCTAGATTTGGGCATTGTCCTTTGTTTGCCCTGCCAGTATCTGAAGTTAACACTTCGCATTCTTTATCAAGTTTACTGCATTGGTCATCTGTGAAAATATAATTAGAACAAGTTGTGTAATGACTGGCTTGTAATTGGTTGAATCGTAATTCGATTGCATTAATTAAGCTAGTTCTTTCTTCTTCAGTATTGCACCAGATATTGATCCATACATCTGCAGAGTATAATCTTCGCAAGTTTTGAACATGATCTATTTCAACATAACTTTTGCGAATATATTTTTCATCTGCAACTTGGACGCTTACACATGGTGTATGGTCTGAGGCGATGTATCGGCTTCCGGTGAAAATATACTTGTTATGTATTGGTAGATGATTGCGCAGTAAAGTGATAAATGCTTCTTCAAGAATATGCATTATTTCACCCTTTTACTACTGAATTAATTTTGTCTTAATCAAAAATGCCCATAGCTCTTAATTCTTCATGAACATACTCTTTTACTTTCGGAGCAACTTGATTAACAGTACGTGTGACAAAAGGATTGGCTGGCATTTTACTTGTACCATAATTAACAAAAGGCCAATACAAAACACCATTACTCCTTGCGTTGCTTCTTAGTTCAACAGAGCATTTTTGTTTTTTACGTCTATGAATACTTCTTTGCAGATTACCGGTCGGTTTATATGGTGGATTGGACCTTGACATTGAATGTCCTGGTCTTGGCACTTCACGTTTGATAATGTTTTCAGCTTCGACTGCAGAACGTTCTAATCCACGGTCTAATGCATCTTCAATACCATTGCCGTTTTTCAAACCGAGTTTTTTATAATAGCTATCGCTAAACTCGACTTTTAATGTGAATCCGGCAGCCATAAATTATCCCCGACTGTTGTTTCGTAGTTTCTGCAAGAGTATTGTTTTATGAGGTAGTAATCCATGATTCCAATTTTCCGGTGTTCCTATGATTTCATAATCAACACCATTGACTTTAACTAAATCAGTATCATAAACTACAGTTTTTTCATCTAATATTAACCGGTAAGTGTCAGTTAATATTTTACCAAATTCTTTTAAACTGGATGTTGTAGTTAATGGTGAGAAATTCCCTTTGACTGTTTCACGAAGAGTATATTCGTTTTTGGGTCCGTGGAAATCATAATCATCTTCACTGTAAGTGTATAATTCGATTTCTTCATTGGGGAAAAACACAGGCATAATCTACACCAACCATCTTATGCGTGCTGAACTGTAACTTGATTTCAATCCATCAATTCTTGCATAAATCCTGTTTCCTAAGCTATTGCTTGTATCATAACTTATGCTTTGTTCAGATTCATGTATACTGGATATTTCACCATTAGTTGTATCCATTGCGGTGAATCCATATAATACCATATCAGATATTAACGGATTGATTTTAGATGAAATAACTTCATCAGAAAGTTTGTTAATATATTCAATAACCAACAAACCAGTATGGATACTATTAAGATAAAATATACCAGAGTTTTCATCAAGGACATAATCATCATCAGTTAATTCAACACCACCAATTTTAAAAGAAGTTACTTTACATACAGGATACCAATCTGATTCAAAGGTGTCATGATTGAAATTTTTAATGATCTGTTTTCTGTTTACTGGTTTAACTGGCAAACCGGTTAATGCAGTGATTTCATTAACTTTCAAATCAATTATGCTTTGTAATTTCTGACAATCCGGTATATCAGAATCGGATATCCCTTGTAATTCTAAATTAGTTTTCAATTGTTCAGGAGTAATTATTGTCAATTTTAATTCCTCCCAGTTTTTTATTTTTAAAAAATTAAAAAGATTAAAAAAATAATGTTTAACCATCACCAGGAGTTTCTGCTCTTGGGTCAGTTAAAGTATTATTTGCTGCTAAAATCTCTGCAATGTAAGCTTTAATATCCGCAACATCATAGACTAAGGTGTTTGCAGTTTGGGCATCACCAATCACAGCTTTTGCATCAGCCATATCTTTAGCTAAACCCCCTGCACCTTCACCAGATGCTTTACCTACAGTAGTTTCTAAAGCTTCAACTTTACCGGCAATAGTAGAATCACCAGTGACATTAGCATCAATTTCTGCAGCAAGAATATCAAATCTGTCTTCTTTACTACCTTTTTGTTTTAAAGATAAATCATTAAATCTAGTCATAATAAATCACAACCCTTAAAAAAAAATTAAGAAGTGCAAAATCTATGAGTTAGATTTTGCATTTTTGGTATAAGGTAAAACAATAGTATCGGTGTCTCTGTGGATTTTAGCATCCACATTAGCAACAACAGCAACTTTGTATCCAAGGATGTTGATATCCCATTGGTTGAGGATTTCTGGGTCGTGTAACATACCGAATGCAACGTTGGAAGGTTCACCAATGAAAGCATATCTTAGTTTATCAACATTGGAACCATTACCTTTTGGTAAGCCAGTTGTGGTATCAAATTTCATGGTATCCCATGCATGACGGGTTTCTCTGAGGATGTTATCTTGTTTAACTTCCATACCCATTACCATAGGGATTTTACCATCTTTCAAGGTAACGTCACCAAATTCAGATTCACGAGCTGCAATGTCTTTAACGATTTTACTGTACATTTGAGGAGGTACAACAGCGTTAGCGTTTTTCATGTTACCGTCTTGGTCAATGTAGATTTCAATCGCATTGCATAAAGATTCTAATGCAGTATTGGAATATGCTAATGGTGCGAAACCAGAAGCCGGATTAGTTGCATCAGCAGCAATAGCTTTTGCTTGAGCTAATAATCCATTGTTAGTTGCGAAACCAGTTGCTTCACCAGTAACAGTAGTGACACTTGAGTCAGCGAAAATACCGAATCTTTCAACAGCAGGACCAGTTTGTTCACCAACATAACTAGTGTAGATGGATAAGAATTCTTCATCAGCAATGTTTTCTAAAAGGAAGTTTCTGCTGATGCTGGTCATAGCTTGTAAAGGTACAGCTAATAATTGTTTCCTGGTGAATTTAGGTACGGTTTCGTTAGATGTTAAGTTGGTACTTGCACCAGTAGTGGTGTCTCTTTGTGCATCGAAATCAAGGTTGATTTCAAGATCATCTAAATCGTACATTAATGATTTCATGGTAATTACACGGGATTGTTTTAAAAGTTCAGGTTCTTTTTGAACAGGGGTGTAGAAATCATTTTCAAATTCAGGTTCAGCCCAAGCAGGGTTTAATTTACCATTTGCATCGAATGCTCCGTCAGCAAATTTCACATTAAAGTTTTGTTCGTTTAAAATTCTTTCTTCTAAAGATATCATAAAAATTATCTCCTAAAAAAATTTTTTATATATAAAAAAGCGGGAATAGTTTAAAAAAAAATTAACTAAAACTATTTTGAAAATTTAAAAATTATCTAAACGTAATCTAAGTTTCTACCGTACATATCACGTTTGATGGTTTCATCAGCGGATTTTTCTTCTAATTTACGGGCAGATTTTTTAGATTGTTCTTTTCTGAATTGGTCATATTTTGACATGAAGGATTTACTGTTCATTTGTTTGACGATTTCATTATGGATTTTTTCATCCATTGATTTTTCATCAATCTCTTCTTCTTCAGTAGTAGTTTCTTCTTCAAGTTCAGATTCGTCTTTTTCTTCTTCTTCAAGTTCACCGTTTTCAGGTTCGCTTATTCCTGGTTCTGTTTTCACTTCCTCTTCTTCAGTTTCGATGACTTCAGATTCATCTTTGCATTCTTCTTGGGTAGGAAGTTCTTTTTCATCAACAGTTTCATCAACAGCACCTTCTTGAACAGTTTCTGTAGCTTTGAATTCTGCAATTAATCTTTCTGCGATTTCTTCGGCAGTTTTACTTGCAACATCGCTAGCTATTGTTTCAAGTTCTGGTTTAAGATTGTCGATTATGCGAGGTTCTAATTCTGCGGTGACCTCGTTTAACAAATCTTTTACTTGATTTAATTGTGCGTCAGATAAACCAGCACCGTCAATGTCTTTGTCTTCTACTGGTTCTTCTGGAATTTTTTCTTCAATTTTATCATTGTCTTTGTTTTCCATTGTTTCACCATCATCATTTGTTATCGCATGATAACATGCACCAGTCAAACAGTTGCTGGCTATCAAATTTTGGCTTTTGTACTCGACAGTACCGTAGGTGTCCCAGTTCATTGGGATGTAGGTTAGGGTAATGTCTTTCAAGTCGTAATCAACAATTAATAGGCCTTCGGGTACTCTTTGTTTCTTAGGGAATCCGCTTATGCTGAAACCAAAGTTCATGCCTATGTCGAGGCGTTCTTTTATTCCTTTTGCATATTCTGATAGGATTTTTCCTTTGATCCAGAGTTGGTTATCGTCCACCCATGCTTCGATAACTGCTCCTATTCCACCTTCGTAGTGCCGGTTGTGGTCTCTGTATATGTTGATTCCAACGGCTTGTTTTGCTAATGATTCTAAAACTTCTGGTGATACTATTTCATTAGCATAGTCTTTGTTGGTGGTGGATGCAACACCTATTATTGTTAATGTTCCATCGTCGTTCATGTCGTAGGATTTTGATTCGATGGGTAATCCGTAGACACGGTATTCTAAAGCTTCGGTTGTCATTTTGTATCACAAAAAATGTTTTTTTTTAAATTTGGGGTGTTCTTTTCACTAGCTTAAAAGTGAATTAAAAAATGAGGTAGGGATTTCTTAGCGTAGCTAAGATGGGTTAAATTACTTCATTTTTTTAAAGAACATATGAATTGAAAAAAAAATAATAATATTGATTTTAAAGGAGGTGAAAAAGGATTAATAAAAGAAAAATTGAGAGAGATAAAAAATTTTCATTATTAATCCTTTTTAGGACTGTATACGTAGATTTTATATACAGGACGTGAAAGAGTGAAGGAGGATATGTGATATGATTCCCGTTAATCCTTATGATGAGAATTAGTGAGTGAAAAGGATTATTGTGTTTTTTCTCATATCATGTTCCTCCTTCTCTGATTTTTTCACAGGTTTTGTCGCAAAAGACGCAGAAAGCAGAGTCGCAGTTTTGTAGATATGTGGGGGGAAAATATGAGGATAGTTTTATGACATAACGTTTTATCCCCTGTATGTTTGGTCAAACAAAGAGTGAGGAAACTCTATTTATTTTTGGTTGACATTTAGTGTAAATGTCGTTCGATGTTAGAAATTGCGTACATTGAATAGTTTAGCCACTTGTTCAGGTGGAATCATTTTAAGGTAGCGAAATGACTTTGAACTTATGATTTAGATTATTTTATTATTTAGAGATGGGCAGTTTTTTGATAATGGAGAAACTGCTTTTTTCAAGGGTCTAAGAAAACTCCAATTCGTACTTTTATATCCTTTAAAATTTCGGAGATTATATTTTTGCATATTTTTAAAAATGGTTTTTTATTTGACAGAAGAATATTTTTTTTACACCATTTTTTTTGTTTGATGATTTGAGGGTTTGAACCTCAATTTGTATCATCATTTGATTATTTGTTATTGGTTTGTTACTTTTGTAACATTGTAATTTATTTTTTACATTATTGGTGGTCTATTAAAAAAGGCCACAACTTCACTCTAAAAAAGTCATGACCTCAAAACATATCTAATGCAAAAAAATCTTTCATTAATACAATGAACATGATCCATAAAAAAGAATAAGAAAAAATAAAATCAAGTCACAGAAATCTGAATCCCATCCTTATCATAACCCCCACCTTTACCAGGTAAACCAGGAGCAGGAGAAACAGTATACCATACCTTTTCTTCAGCGGTTTCAGATAACAACAACTCATGAAGATCATCTTCAAAACGATAAAAAGTATCATCCTCAAACCTTTCAGTAGAATAAGACTTATAATCTCCTTCCACTTCAATATCTAAAACTTTATCAGATAATTTAAGGAATAAACCAAACTTATCAAGCAATTCTCTAATCTTCATGAACAATCATTTCCATGTACTCTTATATTAATATCTTACACACAATCACTATATATACTTTTAGATATATGTGAAATCAGTTGGCTTAAGACTTCTCCATTTCTTAACGGCCCAGTCATAAGTAATCTTATGAAGTTTAATCCATTCATCCCAAGGGACAAATTCATAACTCCAACCTTTTGACCTTTGCATGGTAGCTTGAGACTTATCAGATAAATCATCCATTGCAGCCATCGAACCAGTTTCAGCCCAATTCTCAGAGATATCTATATTACGCCAACCATCACCATACCAGGAACAATGCTCAACAGGATAACCATTATCACGTAACCATTTTTCTTCTTTCTTAACAATCTCTTTCCACTCCTTAGTGGAACAGATTCCATATTCACGGCGGTTTAATCTCTCACGAGCATCCCACCATTCACTACGAGAATAGTTATTAGGATTCTTGATAACATCAATTATTTCCTTTTTAATTAAACTGAAATCAAGACAATGAGTCATTTCATGATACATGGTCTGTCTAACATTACCCCTTTCAGTTTGGATTCTGTTAAATGAATTAGGCAATACCCTAACTCTTTTATCACCCCATGTAGTATAACCTAAGGTACGTCTTTTATTCTCATTAACAAAGTCAATTCCCCTTGTTGCGAATTTAAAAATCTCTGGGGCTTCTTTATACATCTTAATGATTTCTTTCAAATCATAAGTACATTTACCGGAGTTGGTATTATCAATATATTTTTTAGCTCCAGTATTCTTTGTGAAATAAACATCAAAAGTAATTTCAACATCATGATTAATTATCTTACCAGTCTTGGTATCAGTATAAGTTAAGTGATCTGTAAACTTCTGAGTTGGCCTACCTTTACCATCAACACCACGCTCATAATCCAATCCATAATATGCTGCAACATCTTCAGGAGTTTTCAAGTTATCATAATTCAATTCAGATGTTGGTTTGGATTGTTTAGTCTTAGGTTGACTATTAGTTTTTCTTTTACGAGGTTCTTTATAATCTTCACGATATCCTCTGCGGATACTGAATCCACGGTCAACCCATTCACGAGTATTGAATTCTTTAAGTAATGTATCTCCATAAGTTTTATTATACAAATCTTTTAACTGTTTATCATCAGTGATATTTTGTGATTTAGCTTCAATAACTTTCTTGGTAGCAGCTAATTCAGCTTTTTTAAATACCACATCAACTTCATATTGACCATGATTAACAGTATGTAAATCTAATTTTTCTGGAGTTCGAATATACCATAATTCCTTATCAGAAACAATTATATGATCTCCACCAGATAATGCTCTTGAATATTTTATATCAGTTGCACTAGGGAATGTTTGACCTTCACTATTGGATATGGTTCGGATGCTGTTGAAAGGTTTATCAACATAATAATCTCGGAATTGGATGACTCCTTGTTTTCCTCTGATTTCTTTACCGATTAATTCACCGGTTGTTGGATTGAATTCATATCCGTATCGGTTTTTGTTTTTGACTTTTTTACTGGACCATTTCAGGACTTCATCTAAAGCTTCATCTGTTAATGGTAAGTCTTTTTTCAAGTCAGAAACTTTTTCATCATATTTGACTTCAGGTAAAGGTTCCGGTTCTGGTTTAGGAGGTTCCGGTTTAGGTTCTTCTGGTTTCGGTTTCCCCATTGGCTTTTCCTTTTTAGGTTTATTTGGTTTAGGTTTTGGATGTGCATCATTGCCTAAAGCTTTCTTTTTCAACTCTAAAAATTTCTTTTCAAAAAAAGCCAATCTTTTCTGATGCCTTGTAATATCATCGATAGGTGCATCAGGATGTTCATCTAACCATTTTTTAAACCTTGGAATATTCCTTTTATAATGGTCATATTTTTCACGTTCACCTGGTCTGAGATTTTTCATTAATTGTTCCTTTGTAGGTTCTGGTAATTCTTCTCCAGTTTTTCTTATATTAACAGATAAAGGAGTTAAATTGATTATTGGAGGATTCTCCGGAGGAGTAGTTTTTGTTTCCCATACAATCAAGTAAGTACATCTGCATAAAGGATGGAATGGAGGGAATTTTCCTCCTTTGATTAATTTAACAATATCATGAACCTTTTCTCTTTCAAGCAATTCTGGTGAATAAACACGTGGTTCATCTTTATTGAATTTATAAGCATATTCAAGACAAGTAGTGCAAACATTACTGTCTTCAGCTGTTAATAATTTGACTTGAGTGAATCCTTCATTCAAGTATGATTGCACCATTCCAGTATTCTGCATACGACTGGTTTCAGTTTTAGCTATCATTGTAGCTCTTTGACGTGCAGTGAATGGTGAACCATCCAATCTTGTAACTCCAGCTTTAGTTAATGTTCTGGATAAGTTATATGGATTTTCACCAGTGATGATTCCTTGCAGAATCTTATTTTTAACAGTTCTTTGCAAGTCACCAGTTAAATTACGGATTAACTCATAATTATAATCTTTAGCAATTCTTATTGCTTGGATGTCCGCATCAGTATAACGGACAGATTCTTTCATATTAGAGTAGCCTTGTTTTTTACCCTCATCATATATGGCATCAAGCAGATCATCTACTTTCTCATAATGGCCATCGAATATATCATCCCATGAATCTTCTAATGCATCGAATATTTCTTTCTCTAATTCTGCTTGTTGGAAGAAGTATTCTTTCGCAGCATCTGATTGTAACCATGCGATTGATTCGCCGATTTGGGTGTCCAGTAAGTCATCGATTAATTGATAGTATCTTTTGGTTTTATCATCATTGATGCTTTTACTATCAAATAATTCCCATAAGTCTAACTCATCAATTAGTAATTGATTGGTTAAGGTATGACTTGGTGCAAGTATACTCATCTATATTCCTTTCCTAATCTTTCCATTAGTAATGCTTTTTGCAAGTTTTTATTTTCTAATTTTAAGCTTTTTTGCTCTGTATTGAATAGTTGGTTGACACCGGCTTGGCCGTATCCTAATGGTTCGTTACCCCAATCAACTGGGTCCCATCCATAAGTCTTACGGATTTCATTAACAGTTCGTATACCGTCACGTATCTGGGTTGATTCGATGTTAGCTCTTTTTAGTTCATCTTCAATGTCCATTTCATTGAATTGGAATACTTCGTCAAATCCATTACTGCCTAATGCTTTGTTAAATGCAGATTCATAGAATTTGGCTTTTGCATTCATGACATTTTTGAATTGTTCTTTTTGAGCTTCACCATTACCGCTTCCGAGGTTGGCGGTTTCGATTACTCCAATCATTGCAGGGGGAACACGGAATAAACTGATTATCATGTCACGACACATGTTCATCATATTAACATAATCCATGTCCTTGTTATTCATATTTGCAGATTGATAGCTAGCTCCTTTTACGGCCAACATTCCACCATGCTTATTGACTTGTGATTGGATCATTGCTTGTAAACGTAATAGTTCTGCATTGAAATCTTCAGGGTCAATATCCTTATCAAATGATAATATTGCGGTTGGATCAATACCTTCATTCTCCATGAGTTTTTGGTTATAATCCAATCCGAGCCACATCATAAGTAATGGTTTTTGGATTTTCTCTAATTTGGATTCACCGAATTTAGATTCACGGAAATCAATGCTTGGCTCATAGATATGAATTAATTCTTCAGGTTCATATCTGATATTAGGTTTGTTCCTGAAACCGTATTGGTCAGTATCATCAAACCATCTAAGCAGGCTTGCAGGAACATACTGCAAACCATTAATGATATGGTAATTGTTATGGTCGTAATCGAATTCTTCATAGTTGACTTCAATGAAAGTATCTCCAACTAATTCGAATGAGTTTACGATTTGTTTAATGAATACTGGGAATGTTAAACTTGATTGATTTGCTTCAGGACTATTGAATAAATTTGTAAGGTATCTTACATTATTTACATTAACATGAAATTCATCAGGGTTATTTATCTTAAATCCATTAATCAAGAATGTATCTGATATTGCGTTTACACAACTGTAGACATATGGATTGTCTTGAGCTTGTTTGAAGAAACCATAATGTCCAGCTGTTTTATTTACTGTATTAAATAAGAAATGATAATCACGGACATATTGTTGGAATAAACTATCCGTGTATGGTTTTCGGAGTACTGGCATTACAGCATTCCTGAATTTGGATTTTATATTCATGCGAAAATTATCTAACATAAAAATGATTCTCCTTTAAAAGTAGATTACACCTAATGGTGTTGCAGGGGTTGTTATATTAGCTGGACCATATAGTCCGCCTCTCCACATGTCGGGGCAGTGGTCGTTTATTTTTAATGGTTTGTCTTCACCACGTTGTTGGGCTCTTTTATCCCAACTGTAAGTCTGTGCTTGGCTTATGCTATTGACACAGTCTTGATGTATTAAGAATTTATTGTTAGCTATTAAGTCTTGGGTTTTCTTAATATCCTCATATGTATCTGGTACATAGGTTTTGATTTTGATTTTAACTCGACTGTCTTTTTGACAAGCCGTTTTTAATGATGCTGCGTCGTGTGGTAGGTAGATGCTATTGTTTTCATTTAATTGGTATTTGTCTTGTAATCTGACAATATCATCAACCCTTTCAGAGTCTGATTGTGCTACTCCAATATCTTCTTTATCGTAGTAGGTTTCCTCGAGTAAGTAATAGGTGTTGCCTTGATTGAGGTCTCTGTGTATGCCCATTACTCCGAAGGTTGTGACTGTACTGACTCCGTAGTCGCAACATAAGTTAATCTCATGAATTTTTTGAGTTTCTGGGAATTCATCTTTCAAGTAATTCCATGTGAAAACATTTGCTTTGGTGTCGAACATGTCATAGATTGCTCCTTCGGCAATAACCCATTCACCGAGAATGTTTCTTTTGTAGAAGACTTCACTTTTCTGATTAACACGTTTCAATTCTTCCACATATTCCGGTGGCAAGTTTGGATTATCATCCAAGAGGAACTTCCATGTCTTGACAGTTCCGGCTTTTAATAATTCATGGTCGTTAATGTAATTAGTGAAAATGTAATGATAAGGACTGTCTGGGTTGGTATTCCAGAACATTTTTGCACCGGTATCACTGCAACGTGATACGGCCATCTCTACTGCGGATTGTGGACATCTTGCTATCTCATCAGCATACCATCCACCAACACTCATTCCTGCGATGACGTCTACGGCTTTCTCATCATTGAATCCCATGCAATAGCATATTTTATCTTCAATGTATAATTCACCGTCATATTCTTTATATTCATGTGGAATATCTTCGGTGTTCATCATTGCAAGTAATGGATTGATAACATTCCTTTTCAATGATTTTGAAGTTTTTCCACTTATCAAAAATTCATGGGATTTTGATTCAGCTAAGAATGTTAACCATCTTGCATTGCAGGTGATTGTTTTTCCGGACCTTACTGATCCATGAGCAATGTTAATCCAAGCATCTGAGTTTTCAAGAAAATTTATGGCTGTTCTTCCGAATTCACCATATTCGAAATAATTCTTAGTTGGTCTCATCTTCTCGCCTATGCTTCTCTTTACTTGCAGATATGGCATCAGCAAGACCAGTTAAACCTTTGTGAGTAACATCGGCTTCGATTTTATCTCGTTTTCCATACAAGTTTGGATGTCTTCTTTCAAGCATCCATGCTGCAGCTTGCCAATGTTCCATACTGGCGCTTGTTATTACTTGCTCAAAATTATGCAATGCTTTTGCTTTTGCTTTATCAACACATTCTTTGAACTTAACAAACTTGGTTCGACCTTTAGCATTCTCTGCTCTGTCAATCCAATTGTAATAAGTTTTTTCAGATATACCTACGTATCCACATGCACCAAGAATACTATCCCCATTCTCAATTGCCTCACAAAACTTCTCTTGCAATTCTGGAGTTAATTTAGTCTTAGCCATAAGGATTACCCTCCTCTTTTTTTTAATACTGTAATAACTGAAAATAATAAAAAAAATAAAGTTAAATTTTCTCCAAGACATTCACTCGGATATGCTCTGCAATGGCCCTCATCAAGTTAGGCGGTACACTATTACCAATCCTTTCTTTGACTTGATTATCCGAACCAATCCAATTGAATTCATTATCCTCATATGTGAAAGATTGCAATATGCTTAACTCTTTAACATCTAATTCACGATTCTCTTTATAGTGAACTAATTGAGGTTTACGGGTTATGGTTGGACATGGCCTATTCGGTAATAGTCTGTAAATATCCCTGGTCTTAGTTGGGAAGTTAGGAACATCACCACTCTTTTGACCTGGACGTAAATATCTTGCATATCTTGTGATGCTTGAATTATTAGGTTTAATCTTACCCTCCAAATGTCCAATACTCTGTTTACAGGTTATTGGTTTATTTTGAGGTTTCGGATGTGACGCCGGTATGCCCAAATCTTTACGAACACCAATGAATATCATCCTCTGCCGACTAGTTGGACAATTATAATATTGGGCATTCATCAGTTTGGCTCTGACATCATAACCTGAGTTTTTCAATTCATGTAGGATGTCTTTGAAGATGATCTTCATATTACCTTTCACCATACCAGAAACATTTTCCATCACGAATGTCTTTGGATACAATCCACGTAATAATCGGACGTATTCATGGTATAGTTGATTTTTGGTATCGCAGAAGTCACGGGCTCCAGCAGTACTGAATCCTTGACATGGCGGTGACCCATCAAATAAATCTAATTCACCAGGTATCAATCCGGTTATGTCAAGGACTTTTTCAACACTTAACTTATGGATGTCACCATAATAGATTGGGGTATCTGGGAAGTTTCTTTGATATGTTGCTACGGCATGTGTATCCATTTCAACTGCTAGCAGGACTTCATATCCTGCTAACTTATATCCATAACTGGAACCTCCGCATCCACTAAATGTTGATATAACCTTAGGTTTCTGAGTAGTCTGATTTTGGGATTTCATACCCACACCTTGGACAAGTGACTGTTTCAATACCGTCAGCTATGGATTCATCATATTCCGGTTCATCTTCAGGGATTATCATATTAGTATCTAGGTTGATGTCCTCTTCTTTTACTGTTGAGGTTTCTTCAACTGTAGCCTTATCATTGTTTAATCCTTGGAAGCCTAATATGTCATCATTGTTGAATCCAGTTAAACTTGTGTTGAATCCTGATTCTTTGAATTCATGGAATATATTAACGAGTTTATTTTCATCGAATGTTCCCATGACCTTGGTATTATTCAATACTAAGTTCAGGGCCTTCTCCATATCTTCTGAATCAAGGTTTTTATCATTGTCTGGGAATACCCATCCGTATGAATCATTCAACTTTAACAGGTTTAGTTCTGCATATAAATCATTGTCGAGGATGTATTGGTCTAATAAGACATCGAATCTTTGATGTCCTCCAATTATCCTGTGATTTTGCAGGTTGATTAGTATTGGTTCTACTATTCCAAAGTTATCAATACTATTTTTAAGTTTTGTTTTTTGATCTTCAGTTATGGTTCTTGGGTTATAATCTGCTGGGTATATGTCAGTTATTTTTATTTTTTCAAGTTCCATCTTTGATGTCCTCCGATTAAAATATATCGATATATACCAAACCCTTATTCATTAAATCATGATTTAATGAGCATAAAAAAAATAATATAAATTTATAAGTGGACGAATTTGAATAAAACTCCAACAACAATACTGATGATGATTGGTGCTCCTATAGCTACCGTATTTCTGAAACTTCTCTGTGATGCTACAAAATCAGTTAATTGTTCTTTTGTTTCTGCTAATTCATCAGATACTTTGTCGAATTTATCTTCTAAGTCTTTGAATCTTTTTTCAATATCTTTGTTGTTTTCATCTCTTGATTTTTGACTTGCTTTTAATAATACTGTCACTTCAGTAACCTTCTCAATGAGTTCAATCTGTTGTTGTCTGTCTGTAGCAAGTTCTTTGTTGATGTCATGAATGTCTTCTTTTTTATTATCCATTCGTGCTTTTAGTTCTGCATTTTCTTTTTCGAGGTTTGCGAATCTTTCTTCGTATAAGCATCCTGGATGGTCTTGACTAACTGGTGGTGTCATTGTTATCACCTGTTAGTTCTTCGTATTCTCCGGCTGGGTCAATGTCTTCGATGATGTTTTCATCAGGTTTAGCAGCCTTCATTTTCATCACCAACTACCATATCCGCATCATCATATGTTAATATTTCATCTTCGTTGATAGTTGGATCATCATCAGAATATTGTTCATGCACCATTTCTTCAGCTACTTCAACACGTTTATTTTCTGTGGTTTGTGTTACGATATATGCTGCAACCCCTACGATTGGTGGGATTAACCATGCATATTCTACTGGTATTATCTGTGCTAATCCATCTTTACCAAGATATGCTATAAACATTGCAATGAATGATATAGCTGTTGCGAATTTTGATTTATATTTGTAAGTTTCAACCATGGTTATCACTTTAGTTTAGTTTTTTTTTCATGAAAAAAAATGAGTTTGAATTTTAAGAGTGGGAGAGTAAATAGCTGATTTAAATGTGGCAGTAAAAAAAT